CAGCGAACTCAACGCTATGGTTATTTCTCTTCAGCAATGCTCCCATCCTCACAATTACATGGTTCAGCAGGATGGCATGAAACTGTATACCACCCTTTTCGGTGCTAAGTGCATCACTGGGGTTCAATAATGGGTAAGACTAAATCTGGAGTAACTGTCATAATTGAGAACTTATCTCAATTTCATCAAGCTATTATGGATGGAGTAATCATAACTCCATTTAGAATGCTGAACTCAGTAAAAGAAATAGAAGCTTTACCTTCACTAAGTGTAATCCAACTTATCTCTGAGAATGGTGAACCTAAAACTCTTGAGAAACTAACAGATCAGGGATGGTTTTGGCCTGGAGTTGAAACACCCTACACCACAGTCAGAGAATCTTGGTTACCCGCTCGATTGCTTTATCATCCAGACTGGGATAAAAAATGACTCTCTTTTTACCCGGTCCAGGAGAGCTATTTCCTCGATCATACCAAGCTGATAAAGCAGAACCTCATAATGCCTTTACTCGAGAGTTCTACCACCCCTTTACCTACGTTCATCGGCTTACTCCGAATAATGAGTTTGATATTCTCATTAACTGGTGTTGGTGGCCAAAGCCCAGTGAACCATCGAAGGAAATGCCTAAACTCTTCAAATGGAAACTAAAGCCCAATGGCAAGTGATAAAGCTATTGCCAATGGTTTAATAACCAGGTATGGCGGAGCTAATCGTAAAGAAGTCTTGGTACTTTTACGTCAGGCTAGCGCTGCTGGTAGAGCTGATGATCGCAGGAGCGTCCGTGCGATTCTCGCAAATCATCGCCTCATATTGGGCCAATCATTGCGTGCGATGTCGGTAGAAGACCGATTAGGACGCTTGAAAGTTATCCGATCAATTCGCACGATCGATGCATTGCAGGAATTGCTATGAGATATACTCATTCAGTTACTCTTTACTATGGTAAAGAGGCTAAGTTTCCCCAAATCTTGGGAGAATTAGCCATAGAGATTGTTCATGTAGGCATCCATAGCGCTCAAATAGAAGTTGCTGCAGGAAAACGTCGTAAGAATATTGGCAAAATTCTCCTTACGAGTTTAGAAGATGGCCAAGATGAACTTTGGAAGCGAAATTATACTGGGGAATGGGAATTAAAACCGTTTAGCTAACCTGATTGGTGTGGAATGTTGTTCATTGCTACTCTACCTGATGGGACGCGTCGTATTGCTTCCGCGCCTCATGAGGCAGATGTAGCAAGTCAGATGTTGGAACGATATAACCAATTTCCAGATTCAATTGAGGTAGCTTATTGGTATACTGGAGATTGGGGATGATTAAAGTACCAGCTCCAGAGTATATAATTCGAGGGAATAAAGTCAAATGTACTTACTGCGGATTAGCCTTGAAAACTCGAGTAAAGTATGTATCCCATTTTATCCGTCGGCATATGAACCCAGATGGGACTTGGCGAGAAGCCAAGCATAATTTTGATTTTTCCACACCTAAAGAAGCTAAGCCTTGGTGGGAACTGTAGAGTATAATTGCCTTGACAACTATTGCCTATGTCGATAGCATGCTTATGCATCAGCAATTGAGCTGGTGTTGATAACTCTACAGGGAGAAGAATATGAAGCGATATCCTGCAGGTGTTGCTGCTGGTATTCTTGTGCTGGGGTTGGTAGGATTTAATGTCTCACCAGCCATGGCATCAGAAGCCGAGTTGCCCGCTTGTCACAGTGGAGATGGGAATCACTGGACATATATCACACCTGATGCGAATGGCTATAACGGTCATAAGCATCATGATGCCGATGTATTCGGACTAACCGAGGCGGAATGTCTCGCGAAGAATGTAGTCGAGGAACCTCCAGTTGATCCAATGCCCTTTGTGGTAATTGGATGGCCAATGCCCAGCTGGGCCGGACCAACAACTCCAACCTGGCCGCAAGGTGTTGCTGCGGGGCTCATGCCTCCATTGACAGCTGACAGTGCTACTAAGAACCTTAGTGCGCTTGATGCGGCTCTTGCCGAGATTGAGGCTAACTTAACTTGTGAAACCTCAGTTCAGTTCCAGGTGGATGGCAACTTCGATACCCAGCCTGTCCGTGATGCAATCGCGGGTGGTTCACTCTATGGCCCAGGCAATCCTGCCGAAGCTCTTTGGGGTGGCGGCTGGGGGGAAGCATACAAGCTGGTCCTACTTACTGGTCCAGATTGCGTCGATCCCATTCTGGTGATTCCCACTGACCCCGGTCAGAAGGATAAGTGCGCTGTAGCTGACGACCACTTTGGTCTGCCAGTCAATACTGAGAATGTTACCTATGCACGTGATGAACTTGACATTATTGCCACCCGAATCGGTGGCGATGGATGGGGAGTTCTGCCTACTGGATGGGTTGACAATGGTAATGGAACAGCAACGTTCCCATTCACCTCGGTCACTTGGACAGCAGTTAATTGCGACTTGCCTGAAGACTATGACACCTATGGTGAATGGACAGATGGCGAATATGGTTGCGATGACACCACCGTTTCACAAACCCGTCAGGTTTGGCACACCCATTACTCAAACAATGAGGATGGGTCAGTCAATGAGGAAACTACTGAGAGTGAGCCTGAAATTGGTGAACCTCGAATCCTGACACCAGAAGAAATCGCTGCTAAGGATGCGGAAGAGGATTGCAAGCTACCGCCTCCGCCGCCTAGCGATAAGTGCGGAACTGCTACAACCCTTGCCTGTACAGGTGATGAGCTAGTAGTATACATTCGCAATGGCCTTACGGGCTCAGGAATTCTGTTCCTTGGTCTTGCAGCCCTCTTCCTTCGTAAGCGAATTTTCGTCTAAGAAGTAAGATGCCTGTCCTCCACTGGGGAGGTTAATCGGGTTCAACCCCCGAGCAGGTACTTAGTTGACAACAAAAAACCGAGCAAATAGCATAGCAATATCACTAATTTACCCCGTATGAAAGGACCATCCCCATGGCATATGCTCCTCCTCGCCCCGGTAACCCCCCGCATAAACGTAAAGGTATCGAGCAGCATACTCCGATTGAAGATAGGGCATTCTTTGTTGCTCGGCGCAAGGAACTACAGACAAAGCGTGATAAAATCCCGATGCGTCGACTTCGTTCAGCTGCTCAAGAAGTAGAACGGGTAGCTCTTGAACGAGATATCCGCGCCCTTGATCGTAAGATTGCGAACATGTGATGAGAGACTTTGATGAGATAGCTGACGCAGCCGATAATCTTCGTAAAGCTAAAAAAGAAAACCCCGATACCTTTGATGAGTTATGGGCTATCATTCATAAGGTGGAACGGGGAGAAGAACTTACAGCTGAAGAAATTCAGAAAGTTGTAGCTTTTGTTACTAAGTGATATGCATTACTTTAACTCTCCAGTAATGGATACAATGAACATTGAGCATGTACGCCCAAGAGATAACAGAATGAGAATGCCCAATGGTTACTGATTATAGCGGGCATACACCTACCATTGAGAATTGGCAAATCCAAGAGACTGATGGTACGCCTCTCAAGGACCATGACTATTTGACTCGAGATGAAGCAATTACTAAGGCAAAAGCCCTTTCAGAGGACTATCAGATACCTCTTATAGTAAAACAAACTATGTGATGACAAGGCTATTGATTGCAACTGGGAAAAAGTATCCTGAACACAAAACTGTCCATGTACAATTTGCCAGTTCTGATGAAAACTGGCATCCTCAACTTTCTCCCGGTGAAGACCAAATTGACTGGGATGAGAAACGTAAGCAAGAAATTGAAGAATACTTAGTGATTAAGGATTAAGATGTCAAATTTGATCGACCATGCTAACAGAGAACTAGATTTGATAGGTTTTCCCCAGCTTACCAGAGACCAACTTAGAAGTAAAGATCCATCAGCTCATTGGGATGCTGAACTTCGTAAGCGAGTTATGGAACTAGTTACTGTATTTAGTAAACAGGGCCATTCTGGAGAATCAGCCAATCAAACACTAAATATGGTTTCTCAACTTCTTCAGTATAAGCCCCTTTCTCCTCTAACTAACGACCCCATTGAATGGAGTAGAGTAGATCCTAAATTTGCCGGCGACTTAAGGCTATGGCAAAATCTTCGTAATCCTCAAGCTTTTAGTGAAGATTGGGGTCTTACATTCTATATCCTTAGTAAGCATACCAAGCTATATCCCCTATTAAAAAGAATCCCGCGAGGCAAATTTCGTCGATGGGTGTGGAAGCATAAAGCATGGATGTACAAGACCTATACTGCCAAGGAGGCAATCAAGTGATTCGTCAGCACAATGACATTACACTTCATGAAGGTGTAAGGGTAGAACTCATTCAACATATGGGTAATGATGCAGGGGTTGTTCATGCTGCTCGAGTAAGTACTGGTGAAGTAGTTGATGCTACTCAGTTTGGAGAAGGTGAAAGTGCTGGCCTTATCAACTATCTTATGAGTGAACGCCATGGTACCCCTTTTGAGCATAACTCCATTACATTTCGAGTAACTGCGCCCATTATGGTTTTCCGTGAGTGGCATCGTCACCGAGTTCAGTCTTACAATGAGCAATCTGGACGATATACCCAGTTCACTCCCAATTTTTATATCCCTGAAGCTAATAGGCCTCTTATTAACATTGGTACTAGTGCTAGACCAGTAATGGGTCCTGCTGATATAATTCTCCACACCCAATTTGTTGAGGATCTTATCTGGGGGTATGAGCAGTCATGGGCTTTGTATCAAAAGGCTTTAAATATGGGTATTGCTAATGAGATGGCTCGACTTCATCTCCCAGTAGCAATTAACTCAACTATGTATGCTACTGCTAATCTTCGAGCATGGTTGCATTTCTTAGGTCTTCGTACTGCTGAAGAAAATGCCACCAATAAAGGTCGACCTCAGTATGAAATTGTACTAGCTGCTAAGAAGGTAGAAGAAATTCTGACTCAGCTATTTCCCATTTCATTAACCAAGTTCAATGAGCATGGAAGGATAGCCCCCTAGTGGAACATGATGACAATTCCTTCCAATTTACCTCTGGTAGTAATGCTTGGAACGGAACTTTTTTCTTTACTGCAGATGCCGCTTCTAATCTATCAGATCTTTTTAACGGAATATTTAATACTCCTCCCCGTCCCAAAATTGAGGTTGTAACCATAATCTTGCCTAATGGGGTGAAAATGGAAGTTCCTCTTAAGAATGCCGAAGTAGACGACTTTATTGATAGAAGTAAAGAGTACCGGCGTCGTCAAGAAGAAGAACGTCGGCGAGAAGAGCATAAACGTCGCCAAGAGGCCGAAGAAGCTCGACGTAGAGAACAAGATTATCAGCAACGGCGTAGGCAGCAAGAGTATGATGCAAAACGACACTGGGAACATCAAAACCCTTTTGTTAATGGGGGTTATGGTTATGATTATGGCCCGGGTAGTAGTCGATATGCGGGCCGAGATGATGGTATCCAATCAAATCCTGCTAAACCTTCCATGTCAACTGATGTATTAATCAATCAGCTTACCAAGTTTGCTAAGTTAACCCCTGAGAATGCTAAGCAATTAACTCTAAAGCAATTGTGGCGGCGAGCTCAACGAGCTTGTCATCCCGATTCTGGAGGTACTCACGAGGCATGGCTAGAGCTTCATAAGCTAGAGATATACATAGTAAAATAAATGTTCAAGTTGCCTTGACACTATGGCGCTCATCAATTAGCATAGATATATGACGACTGATTCGCTTGGGACAATCCCACGTTATGCTATCTATCGCAAACGCAGGGTACGCATTGCATGGTATGAGTCCGGTGAAAAGAAACCATTTCATATCGTAGATAGTGATGATACACAACGAGAAGTTGCTCGAGATGATTTGATCTTTCTTCCTGATAAGAAACCAAAAACGGGTACTGCAATTCGGAAGTCGTCATAACTTCGCAGTACCGGGAGGAATGTTTATTTGTATTTCGGGGATGACAAATAAGCATTAGGGTAGGAGCAATTCGGGGCTCCGAGGAAGTTCGAGTCTTTCCCTCCCACGCAGTTGGATACATTGCAGGCCAACAGCCAGTGGGGCTATTCAGATGCTTTCCTAACCCGTAAGAACTAGGTTCTGACCGCGACTGGCACCTCGGATAATAGCCCAATTGGTAGAGGCAGTTGACTTAAAATCAACTTAGTACGGGTTCAAGTCCCGTTTATCCGACTCTGGGAATGTAGCTCAGTTGGTAGAGCGCTTTGACTCAGTCAAAGAGGTAGTCGGTTCGAATCCTGCCATTTCCACTGATCCACATCATTCGATGATGGGTCGCCCCAACGCGGTTATGACTGCCAAATTGTCGGCTAGGCTTGGGGCATCTAATTAAAGATCTGGTGCAGTGCTCTCAGAATGACACTGATAAATGACGCAATTCATCCTCTATAGTCACCCAGCGGCCTGATTCTCCGTGAAACGAATAAGGTACTAAGGGTATTTGAGATTGATCCTTAAATGGATTCGTACCTATGGCCGATACCGAGGTGAGACTTCTCGAAGGAAGCGTGAGGAAACAAAGCGCAGGACTCAGCTCAAAGGTAGTGGTTCCACCGGATTAAGCCCGCCTCCCGAAAGAGGAATAGGAACAAGTCATTCACGCCCTGTCACGGCGATGTTTAGGCGATTAGAACCTACTAGGTTATGTACCTCTGGTAGTGGGTATGGGAAATCGATGATGGTACAGATTCCGCGATACCCGCCAAACTGACTTAGGAGCTAAAATGACTGAGCAAGAATTACAGATTGGAATGGTATTACTAGTATTAGCGCTACTTGCCTTTGCTTATAGTGGAACACTAGGAACTATCCAAGCTGTTACTTATCTGAGAATACGCCACCTACAATCCAAGCAAGAAGCTGTTGAGGAAACCCTCAACCTTGCTTTAGATCAAACCATGGTAGAAGTATTCTGCCCTGATGTTGAACCACCTAAACCCAATTACCGACACAACATTCATTGCCCCTCTTGTGGGCGATTCGCTAAGAAGTTCGAAGGCTCTACCACCATTGTGATCTGCAAGGTTCATGAAATGCAGGTACGATGGCAAGATGAGCCAATTGATTGGCTTAGTAAGCCAGTTACTGAGGGAGTAATTGTCTCATATGACAACCCTCTTGATATGCTAGAGTTCGAGATGGCAATGATGCCTCTAACTGAACCCCTAGATATCATCATCCCTGATGATCTTACAGAACTATATGAATTAGGCGCTCGCATATAATCGTTGATTATGCGAGGAGATGCCTTTGGGTGCATCCTCAAGTAGCCTATAAATTGCCAATAGCCATTTATCGAGTCATTGCTTAGCTAATTAGTTCAAGCGATTAGGTTGCTCCTTGCAATCAAAGCTCGGACTATGATACGGTCATCCTAACATAAAGGAGGCCGCAATGGACTGGCTGGTATGGATTACATCGCTAGCAATTTTTGTCGTATTGGTTCTTATTCTACGACGTCTTACTTCGATCGAATCTCGGTTGCGTACTATTGCATTGGGACTCGATCAGTTTCGTGTTCGACAAGGTCGAATCAAACGGGCTTACGCTAGTGATCCTATCCCGATTGTTGATGCTAAGGCTAGAACAACTCAGCGGGATTCTAGAGATATTCCAACTAGGGGTGCTCGTATGAGTACTGCCGTTCACAGGGAGAAGAGTGGTGGCGGTACAACCCCGAACATTTGACTTTAGTAAAACTAGAGATATTGTTCAACATGCCTCAGGAAAAAGCCAAGAAGATATGGCGGGTAAGCCTATTGATGCTGATGGTAAACTCCTAACCGCTAAGCAAATTCGAGCTAGAGCTCGTCGTAAGCGAAAACGAAATGTGCACCTTAGTTCACAGGAGTTAGAGTATCTATACAAGAAACCCATTGAGGAATGGGATCTTGAAGAACTTGCTCATGGTCGACCCCGTAATATTAAAGGTCATTTTACAGGACCTACTCCTGACTGGATTGATCGTACAGTTCATGAAGCCGCTATGGAAAAATATACAGCAGCTGTTAAATCAAGTATGCGTGCTACCACAGTCGATGCTCTAGATTTGCTTAAAGAACTAATAGGCAATGATGATGTTGATGAGCGAGGTAAACCAATAGTTGCTTGGTCTACTAAACTAGATGCTGCTAAGTTCCTACTTGAACATGTAGTTGGAAAACCGACTCAACGTATTGAGAGCGATGTTTCAGTTAAGCTTCAAGGTATTCTCGGTCAAGTTATGGTTAACCCTGCCGATATGGCTACTGGGCATTATATGCCTGCCCATTTCCCCGGTATCACAATGGCTCTATCAACTGGTGATGAAATGGAAGAAGCTGAATATGAAGAGGAAGATGAAGTTTAATGACTGAGCCGCTTTCCCCGGATGATAGGTGTGGAGTATGTGATGAAATCCGTGAGAACCATGGAGATAAGAATCATAAGTTCTCAATAGAGGGAGAATTAATTCCTCTAAAGCCTGGGCCAGATCCACGTAATCAAGCCCCTAATCCGATGGTTCAGCAAGTGGTTCGTGATCCTTTACTTGGTCCCCTTATGCGTTTAGTAGAACGCTTAATTAGTGCCAATGTCTTACAAGAAGATGACCTTAAGTATATTTTTGGTGGTGGTAATGAGACTGATCGAGGGCAGACTCCACGACGATCTGAAGAGAATAATCCTCCAACAGGCGCCTAATGAAGCTGCTGGAATAATTTTAACCGATGGTACTGTAGTTGAAATGTCAAATCATTCTAACAGTCCACATAATACTTTTGAATTAAACTTAGCAGATATTACTTCTGCTATAGAAAAAGAAACTGACACTTCAAATCTAATTCTTTGGCACTCACATCCCTCAGGGGGAATTGGACCTAGTAGGATTGATCTTAGACAGAAGACTGCCTTTCCCTATCATCTAGTATTATCTCTTGTTGAGGGTGAAATTATTCCCACTTGGTATTAGGTAATTCTCTGGTCAATGATATGATGAGCTCATACTTTGGGTTATATTCCCACACCATCGAGTGAAAGGCCATTACAGGAGTTATGATATGACCATCTTAAATAAGCTTAAGATCATTATAACCACATCAGTATTTAAATCTATCCCTGATAATACAGCAATGAATGATGTTCTTGCTACTATTTTTCATCGTTTTAGTGCTACAGTCTATGCTTTTTATAGCCTCTGGGCTGTTATTTCTGTATTTGATGGTTTACCAACTATAGTAAAAGCTGAGGGTGACCATTTCCAATTTTGGTTTTCAGTTTTAGTTTTAATTACCGCTGCGCCTTCTTGTTTAGGAGCTACTTTCTGGCCTCATCTTGCCCGGATAGAGTTATTCTTTGGAGCAAGTTTTGGTGGACTGATTGCTCTGTATCTATATTTTATACTGAAAAATGTAATTGAAGGTGATGGATCATTTGCCGGATGGTTTTTGATTTGGTCTATTATGGTACTTCCCACCTGTCGAACTATTGTTGTCATCGTTTTACTAGTAAGACAAGAAAGAGAACGCAAGGCTAAGAACTTACCCCCCTTGATCGAAGGTATCTAATGTTTGGCTTTTTGCCAGGCTGGGTTGGAGATGTTTTAACTCTCGCTGCTTTTGTCTTAGGGCCATCAGGGTTTGTATGGGCATTTCTTCAACAAAAGGGGGCTAATAGAAGATTGAAAGTAGACGAAATTACTGCAGAATCTACTGTTAAAGTTCAAGAAGGTGCTCTTACTGTAGATCAATTTAATGCCGCCCTGCCTGCTTATAAAGATCTATTGGATCGATCTAATCATGACCGAGATGAAGCCATTGATAAAATGGAACAAATGGAAAAAGATCATAAGTCAGAAGTAGCCAAGTATAAGAGGGAATTATCTACTGTTAATGCCAATCAACGACGATTGATTAGACTATTAAGGTCTATAGTAAAACAGAATAACATTATTCTTACTGAAGAGCAATTGGCTGAACTTGAGACTACACAACCTAAAGCCTCATAAACTAAGGAAATATAATGCCTGGAAGACTTGCTCGACCCTCTAATGATACCGAGGCAAATAAAGCGTTCGGTGTTGGTGGTCACCATGGTACTGACTGGGGCTGGGGTCAAGGTGATGCTGTATATGCAATGGCAGACGGTGTCGTTGTCGACGTTCGCACGCTTACCGATTATGGAAAGATCATCATCATCGACCATGGCCCTATCATCAAGGGTGTCACCCAGACTCGATACTGCCATCTGTCTCGACAGGACGTGGCAGTAGGAACTGCATTGAAGCCCACTAGAGTGAAGCGAGGCCAGCAGATCGGCGTTATGGGCAACACCGGCTCTCTCATCCCAGTAATCAATGGGGTGAAGTCGAAGCATCTGCATTCAGAACTATGGCTTGACGGCGTCCGTGTCGACGAGCAGCCCTATCAGAAGGAGAACTATACCGTGGCACCGAACACTCGCACCGTTGGAGCAACCAACTCAAAGCGCCGCACAGGTCCAACCATTCCTAAAACCGGCGAGCCCGACAATCTCTATCCCGATTTGCTCACCTTTAACACTCCAATGTTAGTGACTGGCTATCGCACCGATCTTGATCCGACACATTTCATTATTTCAGAAACTTGTCCTGCTCCTGGGAGTAATAAATGGTTTTTGGTCGATGATGCCGAAGATGGAGGTAATGTATTGTGGTCTCACTCAAGCACATTCACCGATCCCTCTGTCAATGGAATCACTAGCCTCGATCCAGTAATTCCTCCATCCTCTTCATCCTCAGTTACCAAGGCCGATCTACTCGCAACTGAGAAAAAAATCCTCGATGCGATTGCTGCCATTCCAAAGCCTCCAACTGAGGTCTCAATTGCTACCGAAGTCATCAAACAGATTGCCAATTAGAAAGGAACAATATGGATAAAGAACCAGGTTTTTGGACTAAGTTGATGGAGGCTCTTGCTCCTAAAGAGAATCGATTAGTTGCTGCAGTGGCCTTTTTTCGTACCTTTGGGCAAACCATTCGTGGTTCTGCTCTCATTGGTAGTTTACTAGGAGCTGGGGTTACAGTTACTGAAATAGCAACAGTAGATTGGGTAGTATTAGGTTTTGCCGCTGCTTCCATTCTCCTTACTGCTATCGTTTCAGGGGCAGATGCTTATTTCAATGTATTGGCTAATGGAGTTAGTAAGAAATACGCTGAGGCCATCCAAACCACATTGGTTGCCAAAGCTGCTGAAGAAGAAAACGACAGTAAAGTTACTGCCGGTGGGGTCACAATGAAGAAAGAAGATATCCCAGGTGGACAATGATGACAATGTGGGTGGTTATTCCGTCCCCGTCGACCCAATGGATCTATTGCAGTGTGATAGCTGCCAGTAGGGGGTGATCCCAATCTACTGAGGGGCTCCGGAGGGATTCTACTCCCCTTCCGGGGCCCTTTGGCTCGTTAAACAAGAAAGGATTTACAATGGCTGGTGTGGAACAATCAGAATATGGTGGAGCAGGACCTATGCCCAACGGGGTATTTCCCAAGGGTAATGATGCCTTATCTGCTTCGGACAAGCTTCGACTACTTTCAACTACAGGGCAAACTGAGGATAGTCATATGCCAGTTGATCCTGGATATTGGCAAGGAGTAGTTCGCTTTGATCCCAATGAAGTACCTAAACCAACTCCCGAGCAAGTTGAACGAGCTCAACGTATCATTAGAGATAATGCTAATCGCTACAAGGAAACCAAGATCTAAGTTTTAGGGACTTATCATGTTGGGCGAACGATCGACGATCATATAGCATGCCCTTAGGAGTCATCCAGTTGACTTCTAATCGCCCCGCAATCAGGTGACGGGTATTTGACTCATATTACGAAAGGAGTTGCCATGCTAGTAATGCCGGGAGAAGGCAAACTTTTTCGTAAAGACAAGTGGTTTGAAGCTACAGATTACACTCCACACCCGGGGCAGTCACTTGTGCATTATGACAATACTCGACATCGTGTTCTTAGCAATGGGCGACGGTGGGGCAAGTCTCTTTTTGGTGGTAAAGAGATGGAATGCATGGCTTTTGTGCGTAACTATCTTGGGCAGCCAATGCGAGGCTGGATTATTGGGCCAGAATACCCTGATGCGGAGAAAGAGTTCCGTATTGTTTATGATACATTCAAAAAGCTTGGCATTGATACCATCTCTAGTAAATTCTTAAATAATACAGAGAATGGCAACATGCACATTGCCACCAACTGGGGCTTTGATCTTCAATGTCGATCTGCTCGGCATCCAGAAAGCTTGGTTGGTGAAGGTCTGGATTTCGTGCTTTTATCTGAAGCTGGTCGACATAAACGTAAAACTTTTACCGAGTATGTACGACCTGCATTATCGGATAAGCGTGGTATTAGTATGATGTCAGGAGTTCCTGAAGATGCTAATGATACTAATCTTCTTTACTGGGGTTACTTAAAAGGTAAAGCAAATAATCCTCAGTGGAAATCTTGGCAACTCCCCTCATGGACTAATACCACAGTATTCCCAGGTGGACGTAATGATCCTGAAATCTTAGATGCTGAAGATGATCTAACGGAGGATGAATTCCGTCGGCAATATGGTGGTGAATTCATCCTCAAGCGCGGTCGCGTAATGAAGGAATGGGATGATGATTACCACATTGGCACATTTAACTACAACTATGATTGGCCTCTCTATGGGGCAGTAGACTTCGGTTATACCAATGACTGGGTTTGGCTTTGGATTCAAGAAGATCCTATGAATCACAATATCTACGTTATTGGTGAACATCGATTCCGACTTCGTGATACTGAGGACATTGCTCGAAATGAGCTAAAGCATCATCCCTTAATGAGCAAATGCCTTGCTATCTATGTAGACCCATCATCCCCAGATGATGCAGCAATCCTCAGACGACACTTAAATATTAGTACTAAGGCGAATACTGGTGGTGAAATTAAGCTTCGTCTTCAGCTGATTCGTTCGGCTTTGAAACGACGTCCCGAACATCTTCCAGACGACCATCCAGAAAAGGTGGCACAGCTTCGGATAGATAAGTCATGTACTCGTCTTATCTGGGAAATGCGAGAAGGCTACAGATGGCCAGAGTCGCATAATGACATGAGAAATATTAGTGAAATTCCGATGGATGTTGATAACCATGGACCTGAGGCACTAGGACGATTCTTCAAGGGTCATATGGAGCAGTTCTCTACTGCAGGTAATCGACATAGTCGACAAAGTAGAATAGGCGTTAGGAGACGTGCAGCATGAGTGAAGATTATAACCAGTGGTCTACCGTTAAGCCCCTAATAGGGTCATTAGTTACGGCGATGACTTGGATGCCCCCAGATGATAGAGATCGAATTGCCGCTTACATCAAATATGATGAGATGTATTGGAATGATCCTCGTCAATTTGCTTTACGTGTACTTGAGGGAGAATCCCCCATTTACATTCCCAATGCTCGTACGGTAGTTGATACTACCTCTCACTACTTGCTTAAGGGGCTTCAAATCATCGTAGATGGAATAAAGCCGGAGGATAAAACTAATCCTACTAAGCGAGCTTTAGATGCTTTTCTAAAGAGAGAGACTTTTTACTCCCGATTCCATGCAGCTAAGCAAACTGGCGTTGCTCGAGGTGATTTCCTCTTTCATCTAACGGCCAATCCCAAGAAGAAAAAGGGAAGTCGAATTTCTCTTAACGCTGTAGAGCCAATGAATGTCTTCCCCATTTGGGATGATGATGAACCAGGTAAATTAGTGGGTTGTAGTCTTGCAACTCAATATACTCTCCCAATTGAAAAAGATCCTGAACAGAAGACTCGTCTTCGTCGACTAACGTATAGAATTGAAGAGGTTAATGGTAAGAAGCGCATTAGTCGTCAAGAGGCAATTTATGAACTTGGTACTAATGGGTTTGGATTTGGTGAGAAAGCCAAGTTAATTCAAACCACCATTCCGCTCGGGTATTTGCATGAGGATATTACAACTATTCCAATCTATTGGTTTAAAAACCGTAGTTGGCAGGGTGAGGATTATGGTTCATCAGAGCTTCGAGGTATTGAACGGCTGATTGAAGTTGTTTCTCAAGCAGCTACTGATGTTTCTGCTTCCCTTTCTCTGGAAGGCCTTGGAGTATATGCAACTGATGGAGGTCGTCCAGTAGATTCAGAGGGAGCAGAAACTGAATGGGAAGTATCTCCTGGAAAGGTGATGGAAGTTCCTCAGGGTTCCTATTTCCGCCGAGTTGAGGGTGTGGGATCTATCACTCCTGCTGTAGATCAAATCAAATACCTTGAAGATAAGGCGAACCAGGCAGCTGGTCTTTCAGATGTTGCACTTGGTAAAATTGATGCTCAGGTAGCTCAGTCGGGTATAGCACTTGCTATTAAGTTCATACCAACACTTGCAAAGATTGAAACAAGAGACCAGGCGGGAATTGACATTCTCACTCAATTGTTCTTTGATTGGAAGACATGGCATGCTATTTTTGAGCAAGAACAACTAGAAGGTGATATTGTTCCAGTAATTGGGGATAAGCTCCCAACTGATCGAATTGCTCGAGTAAATGAACTCAACAATATGTTGGATAGAAAGTTAATTCCTGGAGCATATTACCGCTCTGAGATGGAGAAATTGGGTTACAAGTTTCCTGAGAATATTCAGGACCAGCTCGACGAAGAGACCAAGAAAGCAACTGAGGCTGCGAGAGCCGCTTTCTTAGCTACAAAGGATTCTGAAGGCGGGGACGCTAACGGAGATACACTACCAGGATCAAAAAACGGTAGTAATAACAAGTCTCGGCCGAATGAAAGTTCAGGTACTGAGGCAATAAACAAGAAGCGGGATGCTTCGAAATAACGCGGGATGCGTAAGAAAGGTTATCATGAACAAGCTGAGGATTCCTCTTGACCACCTTACTAAAGGTGGCTTAATCCGCCAACTTCCCGAGGTGATCTCTGGAGCTGAGGAAAATGGGGAAACTGAGACAGAAGGTTCTGAATCAGAAAATACTGAGGAAGAGAATTCCGAAGAAACTGAAGATGAATCTGAAGAGAATGAAGAGGATGAAGAAAAACCTGAAGATGTCACCGGTTTAAAAACGGCCCTGGATAAGGAACGTAAAGACCGGAAAGCAGCTGAAAAACTCGCTACCAAACTCCAGAAGGAGAAGGATGCGCGCGATCAAGCTAAGATGACTGACATCCAAAGAGCTCAGGCTAAGGAAAAGCTCGCAACTGAGAAAGTTGCCAAGTTGGCCTCTGGGCTTTTGATTCGTGACCAGAACGCAGAAATTAAGGCTGCAGCTGAAAAGCTAAAGTTTATTGATCCTGCTGATGCAATCGATGGGGTTAATCGATCCAAAATCATTTTTACACAAGATGAGGATGATCCATCCGATATTACTATTGATGTCAAGTCAGTAGAGAAATTGGTAAAGGAGCTTTCACTTAAGAAACCTCATTTCATTACCTCGGGTACTGATGATGGGCAAGAAACAGGTGGTCAATTTGGTGGTTCTAATCGCCAGAAGAAGCCAACTGATGATGCTTTGAAGGAATTCTATCCCTCGCTTTAAATGATAACCACCAGTTAAATCAACTTCCACACCAGAAAGGTAAAGCAAATGGCAAAGTACGATAAGTACGAGCCGCTCGCAGGTGGGTTTCGTGCTCGGCTTAATGCCGCGTTGACTCTCGTCAGTGGTGAATTTGGTCCTAAGGCCGTTTCACTCAATGCGTCCGGTTTAGCAGTCGTTGGCACTGCCGGACAGTCTGGCCTGGTTGGCATTCTCGTGAAGAATGTTGCCAAGGGCCCGATCGGCTCGTGGACTACCTCGCTTAACGGTGGTACACCCAACGCATACGCCCCAATTGGGGCACAAGCCGGCGATGTTGTTGACATCATGACCAACGGAGATATCGTTGATCTAGATGAAGATGACTATCCCGCTGGTACTCTGTTTTTCGCACAGGCTGATGGCGACATTGTTGCTCAGGCCGATGCAACTGCAGGGGACATTCCAATCGGATTCACGGTCGAGGCTGGTCGTCTCATCGTTCGTATTGCTACCGGTGCTGCCGGCGATGCAACTGCGGATGCTGTTGCTGCCACCGCATTGACCGCGGTACCCGGATCATTCGCCGACCTCGCTGCGGTTCGCACTTACCTTAACACGGTAATTGGCGAAATCAAGAGCTCGCCGTACTTCTCTTAAGGAACCTGAGATGAAAATTAACACCAGTGCTGAGGCACTAATTCATTGGCTCCTGGATGAGTCGCCTGATTCTCTGACTGTGTTTGGTCAGGAGCAGGGATTCAACGAGCGAGCTGATGTAGTCCGAGCTGCTGATGGTACTGATCTGAATGACTTCTGGAATGAAGTTCAGAACACCATCGCAATTCGCAACCGGGATCGCACCAGTCTAATTGACTCTCTGTCGGTTCGAGTTAACACTATCACTAGTGAAGTTCAAGTCCCTAGTGAAGTTGACTTCGAAGAGGCTTCTGAGTATGGTCAGCCGGTCGGTATCAGTGGTACTGCTACTCGGTTCTTCCGAGGGTATGACTTCAAGTTCTACGACCTGGCCATTCGATACACCTGGATGTTCATTGCAGAGGCTGATCAGTCTCAGCTTCGCATGAACCACAACCTCGCTCTAGAGGCGGACATTAAGCTGCAGTTCCGCAAGGTTATGCAGCGACTGTTCAACCCCCTTAACAGCAATGGTTACACCGATAAGAACGAGCCGGTTACGGTTTTCGCTGCTTACAATGCGGATGGCGAAGTGCCTCCCACTTACAAGCACGTTACCTTTGCTGGCAGCCACAACCACTATGTAATTTCGGGTAACACCGCAGTTACTTCTGCAAACCTTACCGCCCTCGCACTTCTTACTGAAGAGCATGGCTATACCTTGCAGGGTGGCTACCGTAACGTTCTTCTGGTTAACAAGCAGGAAGCGGATATCATCAAGGTATTCCGTACTGCTACCGGTGCGGCATTTGACTTCGTTCCCAACCCTGCTTATTACGGGGGTGCAGTATTCGTACCGAATACCGGAACTTATGTCGGCGGTCCTACTGGTACCGTCAAGGGTGAGATTGGTACCTATGGTCCTTTCCACATCGTTGAAGAAGGCTATATCCCAGCAGGTTACTTGGTCTCAGTAGTTACGGGTGGACAGAATAACATCTCGAACCCCATTGGCTACCGCGAGCACAACAACCCATCATATCGAGGACTCAAGGTAATTCCGGGTCAGCGCAGTGATTACCCACTGCTCGACTCATTCTACCGTCGAGGCCTAGGTACTGGTATTCGCCACCGTGGAGCAATCGCCATTATGCAGGTAAAGGCTTCAGGCAACTACGCCGTGCCTGCTGCATACGACATCGCCCTCGGTTAAGCATCATCTAGAGGTGGGGCAGTTCATATAATGGGGCTGCCCCCCTTTAGCTCCCTTTTATTTGAACTAAGGAGAAGCCATCATGGCTAAGACCAAAGATTACGAACCCGTTGTTTTTGAAGACTCTCGTGGAAACATCATCAGTAATGATCCAGTCTTCTTGGCACGACAAACTCTCGCTGCTGCTGGACTTGCTGACGATGCCCCAAAGGCTCAGCCTAAGAAGGCCGTAAAGAAGCCTGCAGTCGCTCCAACCCCCGAACCTGAGGCAATTGCTGATGAAGAGGAACTAAGCGACGACGAGACCGATGATGAAGCAGAAGCCGATGAAGAGGTCGAAGAAGAAGTCGAAGAAGATGAAGAGGCTGAAGAGGTCGAAGTTAGAGACTACAGTGAACTTGCTGGTCCAGAACTTAAGGCTCTTGCCACCCAGCGGGGTGTGGACACAACTGGCATGAAGAAGGCTAGTGAAGTTCGTGCTGCTCTGATTGAGGCTGATGCTCTTGAAGCTGAAGCTGATATTACTGAGGAATAAAACTCATGGCAACCGAGGCTGAAATTACTTCAGTAAGAATGAAACTCGGTGAGAGTATTCCCCCAGATGGGGATGAAGATGATACTCTGTTTACCAATGACCAAATTACCCTTTGGATTGATGATACAGATACTCTGAATCATGCTCTAGTCGAGGGTTGGGAAGCCAAACTAGCTCACTGGGCTAACCTTGTGAATGTGGTAGATGGAGCAGCTGCTAGGGAATTTAGCGATCTTATGGATCATGCCAAGTACATGATAAACCATTATAGAGAACAAATTCTAGGTCCAGGATATGGTCGCTCTCGAGTAGGAAAGATTGTTCGAACACCATGAACCGCAGTGAGCTTATAATGAGACGGGTCAACGTTAGAGAATTTATCAACGCTGACCCGATCTCGCTTGTAATCTCACGTGCAGCAGTACCTATACAAAATACCGGTACAGGTGGTTATACTCAAGGATTACCTTCAGATTTAGATCCTCAAAAGGCTCGCATTGTACTCAATAAAAGACGATACAACCCAGGGATAGTAAATGCTGAAGCGGGTGATATTCCCCACACTGACTACCTATTAATTGGGAAGTATTCTTTAGATATCCAAGAGGAAGATCAATTCTTTTGGAAAGGGGAGAAATACAAGATTGTAGGTATTCATAAGCAAAGGATTGAATCGATTCTTGCTGCTATTGAATTACTAGGTCCGGTGAATCGAAGTGGCTAAAACTCGTAAAACAGGGCTATTTAGCAATATATTCGATGGCATTGTAGTTTGGTTTGATGGTCCTGAGTGGGATGATGTAGCTAAAGAAGAATTTGAAACTGCTAGAGGTCAAGTTGAAAATTATGCTAGAAACCATGCCCCCTGGGAAGATAGAACTGGCGATGCTCGAGCGGGCTTAACCACCGACGTTTATGAGAATGATGGTTCTGTATTTCTTGAGCTGGCTCATACAGTGGAATATGGACTTTGGCTTGAAATTATCCAAAATGGACGATTTGCCATTATTTTACCCACCCTGGAAGTCATGGCTCCTCAAGTTATGGGTAAGGCTGTTGCAAGAATTTCACGAGCAAGACGGGGGAGAAACTAATGACTGCTCGTACTTTTGTTTATGGAACTCTAACGACATTCAGCCCCCTTCTTGCTTTAGTCACTAATGAAGATGATTTAGAACCACGACCTCGAATTTTTGCTAAGAAATCTTTAACCTCATCAGTAGAAGAATGCCCTTACATCGTTTATAAACTGGGGAATGAAACAACTGAAGACTTAGCAGAAGATCAGGAAATTTCTAGGCAGTATTTCCAGGTTTGGGTACATGATTTCCATGACGGTGATGTGGCTGACTATGACAAAATTGATGCAGTAGTAACTCAGGTTAGAAAAGCCTTTAGGTTAGCTAGTTCAACAGCCGATGGAGTTTGGATTGCTCGATATCTCGAAACCTCTCAGGATCTAAATGACGATACTCTCAATACGGTATTTCGCTATGTACGGTTCCAATTAATAAAGAAGGAGATGTAAGATGAAGAAAGTAGTTTACACTGGGTTTGCCGATGTCCGTGAGCTTACCACTGCTGACCTTGCAAAGGCGGGTGTGGAAGGATTTACAAAGACTCTTTTCCCTCGTAAAAAGGCTGTAGAGGTAGATGATAAGGTGGCAGATGCTCTTCTTGCTCCTGATAACATCTTCGGTGAATTCCGTCTTAGTAAGAAGGAACCAAAGGAATCTTCTAAAGCTACTACTCAAGAAGAGGAAGATCAGGAGGAGGAGGAACTCGAAGTTGAAAATCCGACTATTGTCCCAGAAGCCCCAGTAAAGAATTCTTCTCCAACCAAATAGTCAATCATTCATAATTCATCATGAGTTGCATATGGGAATCGCTAGGATGATCTTCTAAGCGACTTTCATGCGCTGCATGATAAATTGGTCATTGACTTGAAACAAGTTATAAGGAAGCCTTGGGATGACAACTGAACTTCGTTGCGCTGGTGATTTATATGGTATTGCATCAGTAGATGCTAAAGGTACCATAGAAGTTAAATGTCATCGACGGAAGTGCGGATCAACTCCTGAGGTAGTTGTTCTCCACACCCTGTCTCTGGAAACTGGGCAGGTAATAGAAACTAAGAGGTTTAAAGAACCTCTCACAAGAAAGGAATAAAATGGCTCTTGCAGCTTATGCTTTGCCTTTCGGTCTCCGACAGGTAAAACTTACGCCTATCGTTGCCGGTGCTTTGGTCGCTGCTGATTCGCTACTGCTTCCTGCTTCTCGTACTTTCTCCTTCAGTGAAGTAGAAGATTTCGAGCAGCTCGAGGGTGACGATCACACGGTTGCTTCTCATGGCTCTGGTCCAACGGTCGATTGGGATCTTGAGGGTGGCGGTATTTCACTTGCCATTTGGAAGATCCTCTCTGGTGGTACTATCGTTGTCAGTGGTACTACTCCCGCTATCAAGCACACCTATACCAAGTTAACTACTGAACAGCGTCCTTACTTCCAGGTTGAAGGCCGGGCTATTTCAGATAACAGCGGTGATTTCCATACTGTTGTTTATCGTTGCAAGGCAGATGGTGACCTTGAGGCTGAAATGTCCAATGGCTCCTTCCTTCTTACCGCTGCTTCTGGTAAGGGCTATGGAAATGAGTCGGATAGCAAGCTCTACGATATGGTTCACAACGAAACTGCTATTGCAATGACTGCGGGAACCTAATAGAAAGAGAAGCTCGCCGCAAGAATATGGCATGGGTATCGCAGGTTGTTGCGTGATTTGTATCGTGCATATATCCTTGGGATATTGCACGAAATACGAAACGGGCAAGACCAGCTATAACTTGCTACAACAACAGAAAATACATAGTCACTAAAAGATCCCCAGGAGGACCTAATGACCATAACAAAAGATGAGAAGAAAGCTGAAGAGCTAAAAATCTCACAAATTGGTGATTTTAAGAAGCGAATGGGTGGCACTATGGAGTTGCCATCTGGGTTAGTTGTAAAAGCTAGAAACCCTGGAGGTCTTCAGGCTTTTATGGATGGTGGTATCATTCCTAACAACCTAATGGTTATTATTAAGGAAGCCCTATCTAAAGGTAAAGCCCCCTCCGTCAAAGATTTTATGAGCACTGAGGGCGACCTTGACCCCGAAATGCTCGCGGCAATGGATGTAATGCTTGATGCGGTAGTTGTCAAGGTTATTGTTGAGCCAGTTATTCTTCCCCGGCCTAAGACAGAAGCTGAACGAAGTGATGAGCAGCTGTATGCTGATGAACTTCCCCAGGATGATAAGCAGTTCCTTCTGCAGTGGGTTTCCGGGGGTACCCGCGACCTCGAAAAATTTCGTCAGCAACAGCGGATCGGTTTGGATGCTGTGGCAGCAAGCTCAGGCGATGTTCGTGCCGCCCAGTCAGCTGCTGGGCTTGACCCCCGGTAGTTATGAAGCTTATTGTCTAGATCAGGCAGTTTGGTATTTTGGTTCTACAGTAAACTCAGAACTTGAGCAAGCTGGTCAAAAGAAATCAAAGGGACAGGGTCGAAGTGAAGCCGCACGCAAGAGGGTACTGGCTAAATATCTTAGTACCGGTTCTGATCCAGTAAAGCAGCAATATGCCGATCCTGCAGCTCTATTTGGACTATAGAAAGTAAACCATGAGCGAATCATTAGGTACTATCAAGGGTCAAATGATCCTGGATGTCAAGCAAGCTCTTGCATCCTATACCTTAGCTCGCCAATCCCATCTTTCAACGGTAACTGCTCTTCATACTGGGGCTGGAGCCATGCAGGCTTCGGGGGCTGTCATCGCTGGTGTGGGAGCGGCAATGGTTGCTGGTTTTGCCATTGCAGTCAATGCTGCTGCAGAATTTGAACGTAAGCTTGACTTCTTTGCTGCAGTTTCTAACACTACTCAGGCTGAGTATGAAGCCATTAGCGAGAAAGCTCTTCAGCTTGGTGCTGATACCATCTTCTCAGCTAATCAGATTGCTGATAGTTTTATTGAACTAGGTAAGTCTGGTGTATCTGCTAGAGATATTATTGATGGAATTGGTGAAGGTGTTGCTGCTCTTGGAGCGGCCGCTGATATTCCTCTAGATACTGCCGCTAATATCATAACTAGTGCAGTAGCTACATTTCAGTTGGGAGCAGATCAGGCAGTACATGTTGCTGACCAACTTGCTGGCGCAGCTAACTCTTCCATTGTTGATGTTCAAGATCTTGGCTTATCACTGAAGTATGTAGGTGGAATCGCTGCAGCATTAAAGATCCCATTTGAAGATGTCAATGCCGCTTTGGCCATTTTGGGCGTAAATGGCATCAAGGGCTCTACTGCCGGTACTTCTCTACGGCAGATTATGCTCGGTCTTAGTGGTACAACTCCAAAAGCCACTGCTGCTCTTAAGGAACTTGGTATCATTACCGAGGATGGTACTAATAAGTTCTATGATGAAACTGGGTCTGCTAAATCCCTAGCTGATATCTTTCAAATTCTTCAAGAAGCCACAGCAGGTATGACTGACCAGCAAAAGGTGGCTACTCTTCAGCAGATTTTTGCAACTCGAGCTCTCCCCTCACTTATTGCGCTCACCCGCGAGGGGGCTGATGGTTTTAATGAGATGGCTGCTGCTATTGAAAAAACAACTGCTCTTGATGTAGCAAATAAACGACTTGACAACCTATCTGGTGACCTGGAGATTCTTCGAGGTAATCTTGATACTTTGTTTGTCTCTAGTGGTTCTGGTTTTCAAGAATTTGCCCGAGGTACTATACAGGGTTTAACAAATCTTATTCAGGGCTTTTTAGATTTACCTAAGGGTGTTCAAACTGCCATTGTTGGTTTCATTGGTTTTACTGGAGCCTTATTAGTTGGTATTGGTACTGCCGGATTTATGGCTGGGTCTCTACTAAACATTATCGCATTGTTTATTCAGCTCAAGGATGTACTCATAATTGTTGCCGCTAAACAGGCTATTTGGAATGCATTAACAGCCCTTGCTACTGCAGCACAAATTGGACTAGATGCTGCTCTAACGGCTAACCCAATTGGTATTATCATTGTAGCCATTGCTGCTCTTATTGCGGGCATCATCCTCCTACTAGTATATTGGGACCAAGTTGCAGCTTGGATTCAAAGTAACCCTTGGATTGCTCTCATTGTTCCCCTTACTGCAATAGTAGTATTTTGGGATGAGTTAGTAGCAGCTTTCCAGGCAGCAGTGCCAATTTTGGTTGATGTATGGAACACCATTTCTTCAACTGCAGTACAAGTATTTAATAATGTAGTAAGCTTTTTCCAGTGGTTTGGGAAGACACTGTTTGATATCTTTATCCAACCCTGGATTAATGCCTACAACTTTGTAACTACTACTTGGAATAACATCATCAAGGGAGTGGCTACTTTTATTACTAATGTAGTTAGTTTTTTCCAGGCCTTACCAGCTAAGATTGTGGCATTCTTCCAGGCCTTACCGGGAATGATTGGATATGCTCTCGGTTTCCTATTAGGTACAATAGTTAGGGTTATTCTAAGTATTGGAACTTGGATAGCAACCAATGTTCCCATTATTATCGGTAACATTGTTAAATTCTTCCAAGAACTCCCCGGGAAAATTGCTCAGTTCTTTACTGATATCTGGAACAATATCATTACTATGTGGGTTGCTATTGGGGAATGGATAGTTACTAATGTTCCCCTAATTATCGAGAACATCATAACTTTCTTCCGAGAATTACCTGCCAAGATTATCCAGTTTTTCATTGACCTTTTCAATGGGGCAGTCAAGTGGTTAACTGATTTTTGGAACAATGCCGTTATTATTGCTCAGAACATTTTCAATGGCATTGTTGCTTGGATAGTTGGACTTCCTGCGGCAATTGCTGCCTTATTCCAGCAAATTGTAAAAAACGTAGTAAAGTTCTTTACTGATGCCTATAACAATGCAGTTAAAATTGCCACTAACATCTTCAACAGTATTAAAAATGCTCTGCTTGGCTTACCCGATCTTGTTAAGGGTATCTTTAACAATGTGGTTAAAGCTATTCAAGATGCAATTGCCGGTGCAGTAAAAGCAGTTACAGATTTCGCTAGCGGTCTCTGGGAGGGCTTTAAAGACGGCTTGGGTATTCATTCCCCCTCATATATCGAACGCGCGATGTGGGCGATTACGGATGTCGTATCGGATGAAACCAAGAGAATGAAGAATCAGGTTAGAGTTCTTCAAAACCTTGGTAATGGTATCAGTGAAGTGGGTAATAGTCTTACTCTTGGTACTGGTATGAGCGATGATCTAAAGGCTCTTTACCGAACTGTAGTTGCCACTAAGGATCTTGAATCTCAATTAGCAGCCTCCTCAGCCAAGTTGGGTGTGGAAGCTAGTCAAAGTCTTGCTGTTACTGCAGCTGTTGATTCATTAGCCGATGGGAGTAATGCAGGAGATACTATCTACAATATGGTAGTTAATACTTCTGAGGGTGATAAGATTACAGAGTCTTTACCTAGAACAGTTCGAACTATGACTTACTTAGCAGGGAGATAATAAATGACTGTTACTACTGATGAGTACTGGGATATTGATGGAGTTCCTTTAAATACTCTAGCTTTCAATATCTCTAGTGCAGGGGGAGGTAGAAAATCTGTACCTCCCCTTCGAGGTGAAGATGTGCTTATTCCACACCAGGTTGGTCAGGAGTGGCTGGAAAAGGTGGAAGACGCCCGTATTATGACTTTGAATATGTGGGTTAGGGGATCAGATGAAGATGGGACCATTCCTAGTGCGGGAAGTATTCAACGTCATACTTTTGATGAGAATCTGAGAAAATTACAGCGACTTCTATGGACCCCTCGACGTCAGATTGTTATTACTAAGAGATTCTATATTCCCACTGTAGAACTTACTGATGCAGGCATTGATATTACGGGAATGGATGAAGATGGAGATTACGTTCTAATCTCTGCTACTACTAATGCTCAATATGTTAGTGGTCTTGATCCAACGATGAATGGACAAACTAAGGCCAATTTATCAGTAGATCTAAAGTTAACTGACCCTTTCTGGTATGGGGATCAACTAGAGATTCAATTTACTGGAGTTGCTCCCACTTTAGTTGCTTCTGACTATAGTCAACCCCATAACCCAAGTCCTCAAACTAATGATACAGGATGGTCAGGTTACGACCCTGAATCTGTATTCTCTGGTTCTACCGCCACTCGTACTGCTCTTGCTGGGGTTGACCCAACACAGTATGGTGAGGTAGTTACTCTTGGAGAACAGCTTGGTACTAATGAGAATGCCTTATTGGTGGGAGTTGCCTATGGACGATCTACTGCTAGCGATATCCCAGTTACTGAGGGATTAACCTATGTTTTCTCCATGTATGGAAAAATTCTAAACCTTAGTTCTCAGGTATTAGGTTTAAGAATTCGATTCTACAATAGTAGTAATGCCTTAGTTGCTACAGCTGATAGTGGCTATAAAGTGGTAAGCAGGGGGGTATTTGAGAGATTATCTTCATCTCCCCTAACAATACCAGCTACTGTTACTCATGCTAAGATTATTATTCGAGCTTCTAACAGTGGAACTCAATGGAGGGGAATTAGAAAAAATGCCATTCCTCTTGCCTCTTATCCTACCATTCCAACTTCTGGGTTACCTTTTACATTAACTGCTGGAACTGGAGGGGCAATAGTTGATATTCCTGTAGCTTCTACTGATACTTTTGCAACAAATGGCAATCCTGCTACCTTATCGGGCAGTCACATTGTAAAGTATACAACTAGACCTAATGCTAGTACAATTGCTTCTGGAATTACTGCTTCTGGCACTTTAGGTGCTATAGTTGTTCCGCTTACCACATATATGATCTCATGTTATATTGCTTCTTCTCGACTTCAATCCGTTGGAGCTAGAATTAACGTTGTATGGTATGATTCTGCTGGGGTATTGATTTCTACTACTTCATCTGGGTATGTTTTCCCTAGTACTCTTAGTACCATGACATTTAACCCAGAAGTAGCTTCTCATTGGACAGCTGCTACAGCTGCTGCATTAAATCAATGGAACGCCATCACCTATGGAAATAGTTTATTCGTGGCAGTGGCTGGCAGTGGTACTAGCCGAGTGATGACCTCCCCTGACGGTATTACATGGACGTCACGAACTGCTGCCTTAGCTAATAACTGGACTGGGGTAGCTTATGGAGCTGGTTTATATGTAGCCATTTCTAGTACTACAGTAGGAACAAGTCTTCAAAGAGTGATGACCTCCCCTGACGGTATTACATGGACAATTAGGAATGCCGCTTATAGTGATCCAATGAGAGGAATTGTTTTCGGAGCTGGATTATTTGTGGTAGTATCTGATGCTGGAGTGATGACCTCCCCTGACGGTATTACATGGACGTCACGAACCCCAGCGGCCGCTAATGCCTGGCAGGCAGTTACCTATGGGAATGGCTTATATGTAGCGGTATCTAATACTGGGGCAAACAGGGTTATGACTTCTCCAGATGGTATTACATGGACAAGTAGAACTGCAGCTGCAGCAGTAACTTGGACAGGTATTACTTATGGAAATGGTTTATACATTGCTATTGGTAACTCAGGTACAAATAGATGTATGACCTCACCTGATGGTATTACATGGACACAACGAACTATCGCTGCTGAGCAATGGACTGGTATCGCGTATGGTGTGGGAGTATATGTGGCAGTAAGTAATGGAGTAAACTTTGATTTTAGTACATCACCTGATGGTATTACATGGACTTCCCGAGATGTTACTCCTTTAACTAATAATCCAGCTATGGGAATTGTTTGGAGTGGTACTAAATTTGTTGCAGTTGGATCTTCAGGTTCTACTGAAGTTACTTATCTTGAACCTCATTTTTCTCTAGCTTGGCAACGACTCAATTTAGCTGCTATTGCTCCAGAGACCGCCGCTTATGCTGCAGTACAAATAGAAATATCTGATGCTAGGGTTTACCAAGCCGCTAACTCCGATTTCTGGGCTATAGGTGCTCCTATGATTAACAAGGGTTCTGATCTGTTAGATTGGTTCTGGGGTAATTCAGGGGCTACATCGGATGGTTTAGTCCATTCATGGGATGCTACTAGTAAAGTTTCACTAAGAGCGGGGGATTCTCTTGTAGGTGATCGAGCCATGGTTACAGCTGGAGTGCTTCTTCAAGATTACTATGATGGAGCCACTGCTTGGGCTGACCCAGATAGGGATTATGTTTGGGAGGGTAGTGCTTATGACAGTAGATCAGTCATTAAGCTTCCGGACCCTAATGATGTAGGTGATACTAATACTTTCACAGTTATTGGAGATGCTAGAACTAATGCTATTACTGCGGAATTTGAGGATGTCTTATGGGCTCCTTCCTTAGCGAATATTACTGATGCCAACAACGAGGTTTCTGTAAAATACTTGGGCAAAATTCTAGGGGGAGATTCAGCTGATATTGATGTAGTTAACTACGAAGCTACTAAAACAGTCTCAGCCGTTACTACCGATGATAGTGGATTAGTAACTCATGAGGGAAGTTCTGATTGGCTTTATCTTGACCCTGGAGAACAATTAGTAAGATTTAGAGTAGATGCGGGTAATGGCACTGCTGTCTTGCGTTATCAGCCAAGGTGGTTCTAATGACTAAAGTAATAAATGATTACATGGATATTGAATTATATCCTGCTGATGATCCCACTAATAAGATGGGTATCTTCTCCCAATTTTTAGAACCTCAATTTCTTTCTGATCTGGGTAATGGAGGAGGTTCCTTTAAGGTTAACCGGGTCAATAATAAACTTGTCAATAACCCAGAATGGTTTGCCTCCAGAGTTATCGCTAAATGTAGAATTGATGGAACTATTGTAGGAGCTTTTGTTATAGATCAAAAAGCTCCTAGTTTTATTCAAGTTGGAGAAACTAAGGCCGAAACCTTCACCTTTGCGGGTGTGGGACTAAAAGGGGCTTGGTTACCAGATGCCATTCTTTACCCCTCAGTAGGTTTACAATCCGGTATTAATACCAATAGGGTCTTTAATTTTGCTTCAGAAAAGGGAGATTGGTATGATTCTACCAAATGGGTAGCTCCCACTAAAATACAAGCTCAAACTTCAACTATCAATACTGGGACTTGGAGTACTTATCCTTCAGAATGGCCCACTTCAACTGGTGCCTGGTGGGTATGGGGTACTTACAACACTGATACTAATTATGCTGCTGAAGGTATTAATTACTTTAGATCAGAACTGATTGTTACAGAAGCTGAGGGTGAAGGTGACTACACCATTTATGCTTCGGGAAATGATGAATTTCAGGTATTTGTTGATGGTGGTATTCTTATTCAAAGTGAGGGTATAAATCCAGATACAAAGACTTGGCGATCCGACTTTCATCTTTCTGTTGGTAAGCATGTTATTGCAGCTAGAGTATTAAATACGGCTGGTAAAGCAGGGTTTATTGCTTCAGTATTTAAAGCTGGAGCTACAGCTGAAGCTGCTGGAACTTTATTAAACTATACTGGTGATGGTATCTCCTGGTTAGTAAATGCTTATCCCGATAAAGCTCCCGGCTGGAGTGTTGGGGAAATATTGATTAAGCTTCTATCGGAAGCCCAAGATAGAGGGGTATGGTTTGCCCATTGGGTAATCCCCACCTTTACTTCAACAACTGATAGTAATGGAGATGCCTGGCCTGATTCTCTAGATTGGAGTTGGGAACTAGGCACTAATTACCTAGCTATTCTTGAATCAATAGAAGAAGTAGGCTTTGAAGCTTGGATTGATCCGGATCTATATACTTTTAACATTGTACCTTCAAGAGGTCAAGATTACTCTATCAAAGGATCTCCTAGTGCTAAGACATTTGAACGAGGTAAAAACTTACTATCTGCCTCTCAACAGAATGTTTCAGCAATTAAAAATATGCTCTTAGTAAAAAGTAATGAGGGTTGGTTTGAAGCTGAAGATAACATGGCTTATTCTCAAGCTCTTTATGGGAGAATTGAGGGGTATCTAAGTATTAATAATGGCTTAAGAGTCAGTCAATTAACTGCTGATGTTATCTTATCTCAAAAAAATACTCCAGAAATCTCAGCTACCTATGAAATCGTACCTATAGCTGGTTCCACACCATTCAAGGATATCCATGAGGGGGACTGGGTTCTTGCTCCCGATGATACTGATACTTTAGTACCTCGAAGAATTGTTAGTTTAGCTGCTGGGGTTGAAGCTAGTACTGGGCGAGTTATTTATACAGCTGAATTTGATACCATGTTTCAAGATACTAATGATAGATTAGCTCAATGGTTAGCTCGAGTAGATAAGGGATCTCTGGGGGGTATTGTTAAAAATGCCAATCGGGGTCAAACCCTTCAAATTGCTGATAGATTTACCGAGACATCTCCTAAGCAAACCATTTTAGGAATTCCTGCTAGTATTACTTCATTACAAGGTGTTCTTCCTTCATCTGTTGATCTTGGTTCTGGAACTGCCTCAGTAGCTTCAGATGGTCTTATCTTGTTTAATGGGTGCTCTAGTGTTTCTCTTAATAACATCTTTAATGGTTTAGGTGGAGATACTTATGATGTTTTTATTAATAGTGTTGGTTCAGTAGCTAATTATCAATTCCTACGTCTTCGACAGGGAGGACTAAATATTAGTGGTACTAGTTATAACCGGGTAGGTGAAACAACTCAACTTGCGGCTGGACCTACTCGATCTACTGCAACTGGTACATCTGAATTCTCATACTTATTCCCATTTACCACTGCTATTCCAAACATTAGTGCCAGAATTACAGTATTTACTCCTATGAAAACTGGTTCAATTGCTCAATGTCTAACTGAGGCTTTATCTGCAGCTAGTGATCGTTTTAAATGGTCTGAATATGGACAAGGTTCTGGGGGTTGTGATGGGCTTTCTCTTATAGCCTTAGCTGGAACAATGAGTGGCACAATGAAAGTGGTAAAAGTATCATGAATCTAGAAGAAGTTACTCCGGAAAATTCAGTTGTTCCCATTTTTATTAATCCAGTTCCCACTGAGCCTATTGATCCCCCAGCCTTTCAACATAAGGCTAAAGAAGCTGGAAAAGCCAAACTTATGGCTTTAGGCCTTACAGAAAAAGAAGCTCAAGCTGTTATTGGTAATTAGTTGATTGTCATAATGAGTTGCTATTCAGCAATCTCTGAGCTCTTCTCTAATCGCCCAATACCATATGACTCGCATGATTGGTCATATCAGGTTATTGGGCGATTATAGTGTTACTATCTACAACTCTGCCCCGCACCGATTAATTGCTTAGAAGAATCGGGGCAGGGCAAAGAGTTATTGCAGAGGAATTTACTCCTCGTCAAGGTCCTCGTCGTCAGCATCCTCAGACTCTTCGTCCTCATCAGCCTCATCTTCGGCGGCCTCTTCAGCCTTCTTGTCAGCCCGCTGCTTGGCCTTTCGAGCCTTGAGAGCGTCGAGCTTCTCCTTCTTATCTGCGTCGAGCTCACCATTCTCGAAGGCCTCGATGATCGTCTCTACCTCGGGGTCGTCTGGACCAGTCCAGGTCCAGCGTTCGCGGTTACCCGCAACGATCTCGCGGTCAAGTCGACCATCCCGAGCCATCTTGCGAAGCAGAGTACGCAGATCGCGGGTCTTAGTTTCCTTACCCGTGCGAACCTTGATGATTTCGACGATGTCAGAAACACCGAAGACAGACTCCTCAGCAGGAGCAGCCTTAGGCGCCGGCTTAGCAGCAGGCTTGGCCGCTGCCTTCTTAGTTGGGGCAGGCTTTGCCATTGTGTTCTTCTTTCCAGTTGGTTTCATATGTTTGCTCGTTGAGCAGCAAGTACTACTATAATGCTAGCATATCTTGCTGTCAAGGTTGAGAAGGAGGCTATTGACGGGGTGCTGCTCATCATATAGCATTGAAGTATATAACTTGATCACATTCCCAAGGAGTTCCATATGCCGACTATGACTGATATTCGACGAGGTTTAACTGCCAGTAGTTATGAAAAGGCCTTCAATGCTGGGGCTAATGAATATGACATTGTTTCAGCTAATGACCCTGACGTAGATACTTATTTTGATGCCTATTGTCATAAGCAAAAACTTTCTCCCTCTAGCCCTCGAGCCCATGCTTGGTTAGATGGATGGGAAAATTCAGATTGTACTGCTAAGGAATTTCTAAAGGACAAGTGGGATGCCCAGTAGATATCTTCTGATAGAATTCAAGTATACCGATTAAATGACATTTTAAGGAGTTCTAATGTTCAAATGTCCAGAATGTGGGAGACTTTTGATACAAGCGGCAGATGGCGTTGGGATCTGGGCATGTCAAAAAGCCTCTTGCAAATATGCCAGGAAGTGGTAATGATGGTTTCTCGGTATCTTCTTATAGAGTTTGATGATGAAACATCTGCAACTAGCTTGCGCGAGCAAATAAATAAAGCGACTCGATCAGGAAAGCTTTTTCGGGTGGTAGGTTTATTTGCTCGTCCAGGTTCCTCTTGTCAATGTGCTCCCACTAGGGGAGAGAAAATAAAAGACCGATTCACCAGAGGATCTAAATTTGGTTGGTGGCTTTGTACAACTTGTAATAAACCTCGTCTGGGGGATCACCAACTAACCAATATATTAACCCCAGATCAAATCATTGATCCCAACACCTTTGAGGGTGTGGATTACTATATCCCTCAAGTAAGACCAAGATCATATATCAGGCATGCTATAGGACTGTCGTTGATAACTCTACCTGAACGAATTGCTAAGAAGAAACCCAACTGATAAGGTAAATAGATGCAACACATCGGATTGGAAAATAGTGATTTAGTAACTTTAGTAGATGATGATATCTATGAAGATCTAAAACATTATAGCTGGTATCTTTTCTTAGGTAATAGATGTCGAGCTACAATTCCCGGTAGAGGTCGAGTAGAAATGGGTCGGATGGTTTTAGGGCTCGTCGATGATGAAGAGGTGGACCACATTGATCGATATCCCCTCAATAATCAACGATCAAACCTTAGACCATCGACTAGAGCACAAAATCAACAAAATAGAAATGACTTCAAAAACAATACCTCAGGATATAAGGGGGTTAGTCAAAGACATCCAACTGCCAAATTTGTTGCAAGAATTCGCGTAGCAGGACAGTTGATCGAGTTAGGGCGATGGGTCCTTGCTGAAGATGCCGCTAAGGCATATGATGATGCTGCAAGCTATTACTGGGGCCATAATGCCTCTCTTAATTTCCCGAGGTGAGACTAATTCAAACATTTCTACCATATAAGAGTTTTGAATCAAGTGCGAGAGTACTTGATGATAAAAGACTTGGTAAACAACGAGTGGAAATCATGCAAATTATGCATGCTCTTATCCGTTTACAAGGTCATAATGACATCAAGGGGGGGGCTATTCCTTGGGCTAATCATCCCGCTACCCTAATGTGGAAAGGGTTTGAACATAGTCTTTTAAGATACCAAGAAGCAATGTGCGGAGAATGGATTAGACGAGGTTTTAATGACACTTGTTTAGAAAAAACTGCTGACTTGTTATTAGCCCAACCGGGGTTTCAAATTATCGATGATCCTCGATGGCTGGGGTTAAAGAAATTCCACTCCCCCCACCGAGCTAACTTATTAAGAAAGGATCCCGATCATTATGGCAAATTTGGATGGAGTGAAGAACCCGCCGAAGGATATTTCTGGCCCAAACATGGTTAAAGAAGATACAACCCATCAATGTCATTTTTGCGGAACTTATGTTCGAGAGGGTTATGAACATGATTTTGATGAGAGGGGTAATCGTAAACGTCATTGGCTTAGTGACTGCCGACCTGACCTGGTTGAACATGAGATTGGTGAACTTTGTACTTGGACTCTTATGGCTTATTCAACTCCTGAAACTCCTCATACTTGGGATGATGAAAAAGTGGATAAATGGAACATTGAAAACAAACGTCCAGGTTGTTATGCTTACCAAGATAGAGATGGTAATTATACTACCGAACATATTCATTTCCACAAAGATGGGCCAATGTGAGTCAAAAGTATCGTTTCAAAAAGCGTCCCTATAAACATCAGGTAGCAGCTCTCAAGAAACTTCTCAGTACTGGCTGGGGGGGAGCCTTGCTGATGGAACCCCGAACTGGAAAGACAAAGGTTGTAGTTGACTATAGTGCCATTCTGCACCAATTCTTTGGAGTTAACCGGATAGTCATAGTTGGCCCAGTTGTGGCAATCGAGGTGTGGAAAGAACAGCTTAAGGATAACATGCCTTATCCATATAGACTTACAATTTGGGATCGTAAGGGAAGAAAAGAACAAGATCTACCAACATATGGTAAAGATATTCTTGACATTGTTCTAGTAAATTATGATGCCTTTTCCACACCAGGGCGATACCGTATTGATCGCAAGAGTGGTAAGGTAGTTACTGATCAACATGGCAACAAATTACGATCGAGCACCCGTGGGGGTCGTTATGAGCTCAAGAACAAAATCAAGAAATGGCAACCTCAGTTAATAGTTCTTGATGAAAGCCATCGTATTAAATCTCCTAGTGCTAAGAAAGCTACAGCTCTTCATTCCCTTGGACCTATTGCGGATTACCGAATTATCATGACTGGTACCGTAGTAACAAAGAGTAAGAGACTATTCGATATTTATAGCCAATGGAAATTCTTGAATCCCGGTCGATTTGCCGGCATGAACTTCAATGAGTTTAAGCACAAGTATGGTCGTTGGCTGCCAATGGATAAGTATTCAAAGTGGCTAGGTAGTCGTAATGAGAAAAACTTACATGCTAAGATTCACCTTGACTCCTTCAGTATTACTAGAGAGGAATGTTATGACTTACCGCCCATCACCCCGCAGATTATTCCCGTCCCTCTTGAAGAGTCCGCCGAGCTCTATGACGCAATGGCGGAGGACATGGTTGCTAGGATACATACTGGGGAGATTACTGAAGCCAGTATACGACTTGTTCAAAGGCTTAGGCTCCAACAGATAACTTCCGGTATTAGTAAAACTTCCCCAACTCTGCAATATCCTAGTGGTCGTTTGGTAGTAATTGGTGCAGAAAAGCTAAGAGCAATCGAGGATCGACTCGAGGATCTTATGGAAGCAGATGAAAAGGTGGTCATAGGTGCGTTATTCAAATCCGATATCCAACGACTTATTGAGGTCGGTAAACGACTTGGAGTACCAACGTTTGCTATCCATGGTGGAGTTAAGCAAACAGATCGTGCGCCGATACCTAAGCAGTTTAGCAAGGTATCAGGCGGCGCTATCTTTATTGGACAGCCTGCCGCGGCGGGTGAGGCTATTGATCTCAGTGCAGCGAGCATCTTGCAATGGTACAGTCTCCCATCAAGCTGGGTCAATTTCCGCCAATTTTCTGATCGAATTGCCCTTAGTGAAAAACCCACGTTTCACGAATTCTACCTCGCAGCGGGTACTGTAGATTTTCTTATGTATGAAACGCTGATGGAGGATGGAGACATTGGTAAAAAAATGATCCAAAGTCCAGAAAGATTACTAAGACTCGGGCAATCACTCGGTGATTGACAGCCGCGTTCACATAATGATATAGTTCTCGTAATCATCCATAGAAAGGGATACTAGGTGCTAGTCTTCGAAGGACCTGATGGCGCAGGAAAAACAACGTTGATTAAGGCTTTTCAAGAAGCTTTCGATATTCCAGTTGCGTCTAGAGTAGTTAGTAAAGAAACTACGGCTTTGGTTAACCTGAGGATATGGGTGGATGCTAATCTTGATGCTGGTTTCCAGAATACCATCTTCGATCGACACCGTTTGATTTCAGAAACTATTTACGGTCCGATACTTAGGTCTGAACCTCAGCCCGGATTTGGCGAAATAGCTTGGTTAGCCCCTCGAATGAAGCGGTTCTATGAGATTGAGCCCATTATCATCTACTGCTTACCCTCTCTTGACCAGATAAAAGCCAACCTCTTCGGAGATAATGATAATGCTGCAGTATTTGCACACATCGAACAGATTTACTCCGCATATGTTGCCCGAGCTTCCCTTGACTATACCCATGCACGAACAACCGTTCATGTGTGGGATTATCAAAACAGTATCCAAATTGACGGTTTGCCAATCTGGTTTAATGATGTACACCGAGAGATGAAAGAGAAACTAGCTTCATGAGTGAAAATCACTGGGCTGATGTTGCAGCCTTCCATGCCAAATTTGGTTTACCTGAGGCAACTAGTGACCCTGGTCACCACCAACTTCCGAAGAGCAGTTTTGATATGGCGGCTTTAATCAAGTTCCGTCTTCAGTTCATGCAAGAAGAACTCGATGAATTTCTCAAGGGCTGGGAAGAGGGGGATTACGCCCAGATGGCTGATGCTCTTATTGACCTCGAATATGTGGTTCTTGGTACCTCTCATATGCTTGGCTTTCCGCATCCTGAGCTTTGGGATGATGTTCAGGCGGCGAACATGCGTAAGGAACGAGCAGCTACTGACGGCTCTAATTCTAAACGAGGTAGTGCTCTTGATGTAATTAAACCTGAGGGTTGGGTTGGTCCTGACGGCGCATCTATCCTTCGAAAGTATGGATATCCAGTATGAGGCACTATACAGCTTCAACCATGACAGAACTTTACGATAAGCTCACAGATAGTCTGATTCATGGATCTGAGGAAGACCTAGACATTATTTCTTCAGTAGATGTGCAGATCCATGACATCATCGGTGAAGCTGATTCTATGGCTTGGAACTTTGATTTCAAATCGGCTTGGCTTACTAAGTCTCGATGGTCGATGATGGTTCGTCAGTATCTTGACCCGGATGAATTAGAAGCTTGGATTGGTCAGTGTACTAGTAAGATTGGAACCAGTAACCGTGGAATCGCCGTCCTCAGAACTAAGATTGTCAAACCAAGGGGGGGAGCTTCAACTGGGCATACCAATAAACAGACCAGAACCTGGGGAAGTTGCATGCTTAACCTCAGCTATAAAGCCCTCCCTGTACCGCAAATTACTCTCTACTCCCGAACAAGCTATCTCGGCTATATCGGAGCTCTCGACTTATGTGTGGCCTGGGTCGTAGGGAAATATCTGGCTAAAGAATTAGGGATCCCAGTTGAGAAAATGAAGTTTGTCTGGGTTAATCAGGCAATCCAATGGCATAACTTCAAATCTTTGGCATATATGCTTAATCATACTGAGGAAGAAAAACAAAATCGCTACCGTAGCTTGCTGATAGATCCTTCAACTGCTTTGTCAAATGAAGAAAAACGAGAGATTCTTAATCATCCTGCGATTAGACTTTCGCGTAAGTGGTTACAAAAGGTAATTAAAGAGGATAACTCTGGTCGCAGTTATGGTGATATGACTTACAATACCTTCCGACGTATTGTTCGACGATTCCACACCGAAGTTTATGGGGAGAAATATGCGGAGCAGTTCGAGGGTTATAGTTATTACAAGCAGGATACTGCCAAAGGAAAAAAGGGTGAAGAGAAGGAATTTTTTAAGCTCTACAAGTTGCTTCCCTCAGTAAAGGTTGGTACCCTTGATTTATCACCAATTGGTATGCCAGCAAGTAGAAGCTATGGTGAACCATTTGTTGGAGGCGATTTTGATGACTCTGATGAAGACGATGAGTAATTGATCGCGTAACCCGTATTGGCGATTTTAGATCGCTTCCCAGCCCCTAAGGAGATAGACTTGATTAACCATTTTGAAATTCCCAAGCAAATAGTTCGAGGTGATGGTTTTCACCGCATGTTTGTTCAAATGCGAGATGAACTTTTAGATGCTGACCCAGTAGATGTAGGAGAATGGCAAAGCATTAAGGGTGAAATGGTAATGCATGAGCTACTCAATGTAGTTTTTAGTATGCCATTACCTGAAACTGCAGAAGAACTTGCTAATCAAACTGGGGCTCGCGTGCCTTGGGCTGAGGATCATTTTCTTGAGAGGGTCGGAGGTAAACCACTAAATCCCTCACCTAGTGAAGCATGGTGGCCATTCGCTAAGAAAGGTGAAACTACCAATGCCGATCACAAGAGTGAAGGTGAGGCCTTTAGTCACACCTACCCTGAGCGAATGTGGCCGAAATATGCTAATCAAGTAGAGCCTAAACTTGGTGATTTGATTCGTACCTTTCCTCATCATGGTATTCGATTTGAGGTTGGTGATTTACAGGATGTTATTAAACAGCTTAATAAAACACCATTAACTCGTCAGGCCTATTTACCTATATGGTTCCCTGAAGATACTGGAGCTGTTCATGGTAAGCGAGTTCCTTGTACTCTTGGGTATCACTTCTTAATCCGTGATGGCAAGTTAAACATCACTTACTTCATGCGTTCTACTGATTTACTACGTCATTTTCAAGATGATGTATATATGGCAGGTCGATTGGCGCAGTGGATGGTAAAACAATTAAGAGATTATCATCTTGCCATAGATGGACCATTTACTGACCCAGGCTTAGAGGTTGGCGATTTAATTTTTCACACGGCTAACATGCACATATTTGCTCAAGATGTAGATCTTATCAATTTCTGGAAAACGCAGGGTAAAATATGGTACTAAGAATTTCTCGTAGTGAGATGCTGATGGAAATGGCTTTCACTGTGGCTAAGCGAGGCACTTGTCAACGGCTTCAGGTGGGAGCAGTAATTGCCCGAGATGGGCGGATTATTAGCATGGGTTATAATGGAGCCCCTACTGGGTTACCCCATTGTGAACATCATCATCTTATGATTGAGAGCACTCGAGGTTGTGAAAATGCGGAACATGCTGAGAGAAACGCAATAGCTTATGCTGCGAGATATGGTACAGCACTTGAGGGTAGTGATTTATATGTAACTCATGCCCCCTGCCTTGCTTGTGCCAGAACCATAATTAGTGCAGGTATTAGTATAGTAACCTTTACCTTCCCATATCGACTCACTGAGGGTGTGGAACTGCTTGAGAAAGCTGGGATCAAGGTTCTTGAGATGTCGATTCATAAATGATAGGGTTATCTTATGGTAGTTCAACTTGATGAGCAGTGCATCTATTGTGCTGAGCATGATGTTGAATCTTATGCTATAGGTCCTAAAGATGCAGAAATCGTAGTAGTAACTAATCGCAAGTCTTCTGGCAGATTTCAAGATTCGCTCGAACTGGAGTTGAAGGAGCTAGGTCTTGATCCTAGTAAGATTTACTTTACTCCAGTAATCAAATGTCGAGATTTTGATACTTCTCTAACCACTAAGCAACTCAAGGAGCATGCTGCTAAGTATCTACTTCCTGAGATTGAAAGAATCAATCCGAAGTATATCTTAGCTTTAGGTAATGAATCTCTACAAGTAATGGCTGGTAAATCGGGCATTATGAAGTATCGAGGTAAACCTTTCGATCATGGTGATGCCATAGTAATGGCAACCATTTCTCCTTCAGCAGTCAATCGCAATCCTGGGCAAAAGCCTGGATATATGGCGGATATGAGACTATTTGCCAATCGGGTTCTTGAACGTGAGCAAGGTATTCCCGATCCTAATTACATTGTCGGTGACACAGTCGAAAAACTCAAGAAGATTTGGAAGATTCTTGATATGACTGATGAAATCTATGTTGATATTGAGACTGCGGGCGGGGAATACTATCAGGCTGAGCAAGGTTCTAGAATGATTTCCATTGCTGCCACTTGTGTAGTCATTGATAGCTTTGGTATTAAAAAACGGGCAGTTTTTGCCATTCCCCTCGCTCATGTACAATCACCATGGCGTAATATGTGGCAACGTATTCTTGAGGTCATGGCTAAGCATTGTACCAAGATTAAAAGGGTAGTTGCTCATAATGCAAGCTTCGACTGTAAGTGGTTAATATGGTATGGAGTAAAACTCTATCCTACCTTTGATACTATGCTTGCGATCCACTTATTGAATGAGAATGTTCAAAAGGGGCTAAAGCCTCAAGCGATGTCTCGACTAGGAGTAGAACCATGGGGTATTGATACTGGTAATCTTGACTCATACCCCATAGCGGATGTCCTACATTACAATGTTCTTGATACTTGGTATATGTACTGGGTTAAACAGCAGTTGGTTGAAGAACTAAAGGCTCAACCTCGAATTGCTAGAGTATTTAGTAAATTAACAATGCCTGCTCAACGAGACCTAATTGACTCTGAAATCCGAGGAGCTTGGATTGATGTACAACGACTCAATGAACGAACTCCCATTGCCGAAGCTAACTTAGCCCGTATTGAGCAAAATATCCGTGATGCTGCAGAACTTCCCACACCCGAAGATGATCGGTGGCCTGCAGTTGTAAAGCATTTGAAGTCGGGGGATAAACGTATACCCTACAAAGAAAACTTCAATGCTAGCATCTTTGCTCGTTGGATGTTATTTGATTGGCTAGAGCTTCCCATAATTGAACGAGGTAAGCAAAAACAGGATGGTTTGCCTGGTGACCCGAGCATGGCTGAGGGTATTCTCATGGGACTCCGTGATAAGCACCCGGTAGTTGAAGGAATGCTTGAGCGAGTTACTGCACAGAAGCATCTATCCAGTTTCTTTAGACCATACGCGGAGTTATACGATGAAGATCATAGGATACATACAACATTCAAGCTCGGTGGCACAGTTACGGGCCGGCTTAGTTCAGGCAAATCTGACCCAGATAAGATTTCAGGTACTAGGGGTAAAATGCGGGGTGTCAATCTCCAGCAAGTCCCCCGGGACCCTTTCATTAGGGGTCTTTTTGGAGCTCCCCCCGGATGGACCTTCGTAGAATCTGACTATTCTCAAATTGAGCTAAGGATTGCTGCTCTTCTAGCCAATGAAACCACAATGAAGCATATCTATGCTATTGGTGGGGATATTCATATGACTACCTCCATGCGCGTTACTGGTTTACCTGAATCTCAAGTTACTAAAGAAATTCGCAAAAAGGTAGGTAAGCCGGTTAACTTTGGTTTTCTATATGGTATGGGGCCTGGTAAGTTCATTATTACCGCATTTGAGAACTATGGTTCTATCTTCAATATGTCAGAAGCCCAAGGCGCACGCAAGGCATATTTTGATTTGTATCCTAGATTGCTTCCCTGGCACGCCAAAATGCGTCGACTGGTAAACGAATATGGACGAGTGCAAAGTCCGATTGGGCGCATCCGTCATCTCCCTGATATATATTCACCCGATCAGGGGGTGCGCGCCGAAGCTGAACGTCAGGCCATTAACTCACCAGTGCAAGGATTTGCTTCTGACCTGGCTGTACTGGCTATGATCGAAATTAACCGACGTTTCAGAGAAATTGGTGCTGCGGCTAACTGTCTTGGATTAGTACATGATGCCATCAACTATGAGATTAGGGATGACTGGTTGTTTCGATGCTTACCCATTATCAAGGATGTCATGGAAGATATGGACCTTGTATCTCGTAAGTTTGGCACTGTGGTTGATATTCCAATTGTTGCCGATGTATCTGTTGGACAACATTGGGGTGATAAGATTGAGCTAAGCCCCGAACAGGTATATGACTTCAAACTTGAGTATAAGGGACAGTAGGGTCTTGCCTGCTAGGCTGATAAAATGGGGGTATCAATCAAATCGCTAAGGAGGCGAACAAATGACAAAGAAAACCATCACTTACATTGGTCGTAGAGGTAATCCCACTCTTCGACACTTTTATACCAATGGAATAAATACTTTCAGTTATAAGCGAGTACTTATACCAGCAGCCAAAATTGGAGCTCTTATCGAGATTACCGAAACTGAAGGGAGCATGGTTAAGGTTTCTGGTGAGGATGCTCCTCGTATTATTGGTTATTTTGATGACAAAGTAGCTGTTGCTCAATGGGAGGCTTTAAGTCATTCCGATGTAGTTCTTGCAACAAAACGACGTCGAGAAAAGGAATTAAACAGGGATCATTCAACGCCTGTTGATCGGGCAGTGAGTACTCTTCGAACCTCGATGATCGGAATGAACCTTACACAAAGAGCAGCTTTCACTGCCTACCTGATTGAGCAGTTACACTAATGGGCGCCTTGAAGTGCAGACGCACTGGGAAAGTGATTTTTCGAGAAGAAATCGAGGCCAAGATTGCCCTTTCTCGTAGGGTGTGGAAGGATAAGGGAGAAAGGCGATATTATCCTTGTAAATTTGGTAAACATTACCATCTCACAAGTGAGGAGCAGAAGGTCGCATGAGTAATAAAATTCCCCATCCCACCATTAATGACTTTGTTCAATGGAGAAAAGAAGCTGAAGAGCTTTTCAAAAAACGAAGCGATCTTGACGATATACCCCCCTCACTTATACTTTTTGCCTCAGACTTCTTTGGTCGAGGATATATGAGTTCTAAGGCCCAGCAATGGAGAATCGACCATGCAGTAGCCGAATTCTCAAAAGAGCTGGAGCAAGACTTAAGTAATTGACTCCCCATTCTCAGAATGGTATGATGGAGGTAACTAACTTTCATTTCAAGGAGCTCAATTGCTTTCAACTACACAGAAAGAAGTCGGCTTGGCATGGGCCGCTGGCTTTTTTGATGGCGAGGGTTGTGTCTCTCGACAAAATCCCCATCGAGCTAAAAGTACCCGTATTCGTTTGACCGTGGGTCAACAAGATGATGAGGTACTACTTAAATTCCAAGAGATTGTAGGTTATGGCAATCTATGTTATCCCAAAACATTGAAACCCAATGGCCTTAAGTGGGGAATTTATCTTACCATTACCTCATGGGCAGCTGCTCAGGAAGTAATGCAGTCTTTGTGGCCTTATTTGGGTTCTATTAAACGAGCCCGTTGGGTAGAATTGGGAGGTCCTGATTATGGCCGCAATTAATCTAGGTATGCCCCTTAGTTCTTCACAAGGACTATATTGGGATCCCGAAGCGAATGATGGTGCTGGAGCACGCATAAGCACACATTCAATGTTGAAAACCTTTCGCCGATGCCCCAAACAAGCTGAGTTTAAATATGTACATAGATTAAAGCCCAAGCGACTCGGTTCTCCATTGAAACGAGGAACTTGGGTTCATGCGTTGTTAGAAGCATATCACAGTGGTGAAGACTGGCGAAAACTTCATTCAAAGTACAGTGCCAAGTTCGCGCTGATGATGGATGAAGAAAAGGATTATTATGGTGATATGCCAACTGAGATTCTTATCATTATGGAATCTTACATGTGGCATTATAAATATGACCCATGGGAATACATTGACCAAGAATTTCAACTTGAAGCCACCTTACCTGATGGAACTATTTATCGGGGTAAAGTTGATGCCCTCATTCGTAATCAATTTGGGTTATGGCTTGTAGACCACAAGACGCATAAAACACTGCCAGGGCTCTCCTATCGACTCAAGGATGCTCAATCTGCCCTTTACTTATGGGCTGCCGCAGAGAATGGCCTGGAAGTGCAAGGCTTTATTTGGAACTATATCCGATGGAAGGCCCCATCTGAACCTAAGATTGTTGATCTTACTCGTAAGGTAGCTCGCCTAAGTGATGCGGCTTGTGATACTGATTTTCCAACAATGTATAAAACCATTGTCAAATACAAAGAAGAATATCCCACATTTGAGGTACGGGATAAAGATCGAGATAAACTCAAGATGTTGCAAAAACAACGATATGAGTTTGGTAAGCCGCAAACTTCGGAATTGTTTCGCCGAGATGTACTTGAGAAATCTCCAGATATGCTTGAACGAGTACTGAAGAGCAATATCACCACCTCAAATCGAATGCATACATATGACTTCAGCGATCCAGATGCTGTTGAACGGGTAGTTGAACGAAGTTGTGAGTATGCTTGTAATTATACTGACATCTGTGATGCTGAGCTTATGGGGGGTAATATGAAACCTCTCATGAAGTCTAATTATCTCCAGGGTGACCCCAACGACTACTATCAAGATAAAGCTGGCGATTTCGACAAGGAAGAGAAATAATGGCAAAGATTGACTATGCAGCCCTGGCTGAGAAACAAATTTCTAGGCCCTCCACCATCAAAAAGTTTCCCCGTATCATGGTGGTTGCAAGAAACAAAAAGGGTAAATCCACCTTCTGCCTCTCGGTAGGTGTGGAGAACATCCTTATCATCGATCCTGAGCATGGTACAGATGAGATGAAGAAATCTGACCCATATGTTTGGCATATGGAGAAGTGGGAGGATGTCGATGATATTCTAAACTATCTTCGCTATAGTCCACACCCCTATAAGTGGGTTGGGGTTGATGGACTTACTAAGATGAGTAACATGGCATTGAAATATGTTATGAGACTTCAGGAGGAAAAAAGCCTCGATCGTATTCCCGGGATGGTTCAACAGCGAGACTATGGTAAGGCTGGGGAGCTTATGAAGGATATGCTTACCCGGTTTCATAATCTACCTATGGGGGTTATCTTTACCTCTCAGGAGCGACAAGATGAGGCATTTGACTCAGAAGAAGATTCAGATGTTGAAACTCCTGCTGCTTCTTACATTGCTGATTTACCCAAGGGGGTAAGAGGGTATGTCAATTCGATAGTTGATGTTATTGGTCGACTATACATTGTAAAAGAAGATGGTAAGGTTGAACGCCGACTTTGGATTGGTGAATCACTTAAGTACGATACCGGATATAGATCTGATTACACTCTACCCGATTACATCCGGAATCCCACAATCCCCAAGTTAGTTCGACTTATGAGAACTGGGTCTGAAAAACCTGCAACGACTTCCGCGGTGAAAACCTCGGCTAAGTGAGAAAGGAGACCTTAGAACCATAAATAAGGTCTGATAAACTAGTTAAACGAAGCCTCAAACAAAGCAAAGGAAACAAATGAGTGCAACAGCGAGAAATGTAGACTTTAGTGGGGTAAAGGATGGGGGCAACTTTAACAAGACCCGTATTCCTGCAGGAGATTATCTTGCTATCATCACTAAGGTAGAAGATGCGGAGGCTAAGGACGAAACTCCACAGTTCCTCTTCACTATCAAGATCAAGAAGCGCCCGAGTACTGTATTGCCTTACTACTGCAAGTTGCAAGACAACCAGCTCTGGAAGCTTCGCAACATCTTTATTGCTGCCGGCAAGAATGTACCTAAGAGTAAGCAGAAGGTTGACCCTAACAGCATCATTGGTAAGACAATTGGTGTTACTATCGGTGATACTGAATATGACGACAAGCCTCAGAGTCAGATTGATGGGGTATTCCCGGCTGCTGAACTCGCAGATTCTGATGATTCTGACGAAGTAGAAGATGTTGAGGATGACGAGGCTGCAGATGATGACCTCGAAGATCTTGATGAGGCTGAGGAAGAGCCGGAAGAAGAAGTTGAAACGGGTGATGAGTGGGATAACATCATTGATCGTCTTGAACTTCGCAAGGCTCTCAAGAAGCTAGACCCTGAAGTGAAGACTACTACTTCCATGTCCGATGATGATATTCGTAATCTTATCCGTGCAGCTGCCGGGTCGGAGGATGAAGATATCGAGGAGGATGAGGAAGAAGAGGAAGAGGTTGCTCCTCCGGTAAAGAAGGTTGCTGCTAAGCCAGCTGCCAAGAAGCCTGCTGCAAAGAAGGCTGCAGATATCTCGGATGATGAGTTAGAAGAACTCGACATCGATAACTTGTAGCACAGCGCCGCTACAAACCTAGTCTGCTCGGGGATTACATGGGTCCCTGAGCAGATTGGTGTTTATAGCTCCTTGCCTTTTCGGGGTCCAGTCGAATAGTATAACAATGATTCCACACCATACGAAAGGAGGGGATCATGAGTCAAGCAGAGTCAAAGCTTAGTCGAAAGATTATGGATGCACTTCGGGCAAATGGCCATTTTTGTTTTAAAGTTCACGGTAGTGAATTTATGATGGCCGGGCTAACAGATATTATTGTATGTGCACAGGGGCGATTTATTGGACTTGAAACCAAACTCCCCTCAACTCGAGGTGATGTTTCTCCTCGACAAGCCTATGTACATTCACAAATTCAGAACGCCGGTGGGATAGCAGTTGTTGTTTGTTCTCCCGCAGAAGCCTTAGAAGTTGTTGAACAAGCCCTTGCAATTGCCTAATCTCTATGTCAATCCCTAATCAAGACCCCTCATATATGCAGCAGCGCCTTGAGTGGGCCAGGGGCTTAAATGAGTTAGCCGTCCGTGGGCTTGCGTCAGAATACATTAGGGGGCACGTCGATGATTGCACTACTGATGCTTTTGAGGAATATCAACGTCGTTTTGCAGAATTGGATAACAATAGTAGCAATTCTAAACGAAAAGGCTCCAAGCAATCCCTAAGCGCTCGATTATCAAAGCGAAGCAATCGATCAAGCCGCATGTAAAGGTCGCGCAGGAATTATCTCAGGTAGCTCTTCTGGCATTCTTATTATTGATCGATGATATAATTGGCTCATGACGAATCCCATTATCATTGCTACCCCTACAGACGATCATGGCAAAAAGTACATGTCGTATTGGTGGTGGTGTCCCGGTTGCGCAGATTTTAATGGTCATGGCGCTCATAGGATCGATGACCGTTGGCCTGAACCTATTGGACTACCTGATAAGCCCACCATCAATGGAAGCTATCTATCCTATGGTCATGAGCCAACTGATGATAGTGTACCGGGGTATAAGGGCTCACCACAATGTCATTCCTTTATTAAAGAGGGTCATATACAGTACTTAGATGATTGTACCCACTCTCTTGTGGGACAAACCATAGATATGGTACCAGTGCCTGACTGGTTAGTTCATTGACACACCAAATACCCCCTCATAACTTCCTAAGAGATTAACTGAGGGGGTATTTAGCGGCTGCTAGCTTAATTAGGCTGCGTTATTTTATGAGGGTAAGCGCTTACTCCTCCCGGACTACCGGCACCAAAGGGCGTTACTCCTCTTCTTCATCCTCATCTTCAAGCTCTAGCTCTTCCTCGTCGATTTCATCGTCGAGCTCTTCCAGCTCCTCGATTTCTTCAACTTCCTCGAGCTCTTCAGCCTCAACTGCGGCCTTCTTGCCGTTGGGGCCTCGCTTAGAACCTCGAGCAGCATGAGCGGATCGCCAAGCTTCGAATTCTTTTTGAATCTTGGCAACGTCGCCCTCAGTGAACTCATATCGACCCCCTGAGCCGACTGCTTCGAAGGTGCTGGCATCACTTCGCAAGAACTGTCGAAGCGTCTTGGCTTCAGTACCGAGGAGGGTTGCAACCTGCTTTGCCGCGAGGGTATCGCCGGCGGACGCATCCTTTTTTGACTTTGCAGCAGTTGCGGGTGTGGAAGACTTCTTGGCTCCCTTCTTAGGAGGAGCTACCTCATCTTCCTCTTCATCAAGCTCTTCATCCTCGAGCTCAACATCTTCATCATCGAGTTCCTCCTCGATATCTTCCTCGAGTTCTGGCTCATCCTCGATCTCTAGCAGCAGCTCAATGAGCTCTGCCTTAGACAAGCCGGCCGGATCGATGGCATTGGCCTTAGCCAACTTCTTGAGTTCGACGATTTCCTTCTTGGCCAACTCGCCTTTTGTAAACAGCGCCATTACATTTCTCCTTCATGGGATATAAGGTTTACCCGGTAAAATAGGTAATACTGTGATACTATCTTTAATTGCCTAGCTTGTCAAGGTCCCGTAATACTTTTGCCTGGGCACTCATCATGGACATTATCTATGGTGAGGGGTTCAAAACAATGCCAACAACCTAATAGCGATTCCTCTTTTGCTATTTCATCTGAAAGCTCAGTTGTGTATGTTCTTAAGCTACCATCATCCTCGATTTCAACTTCAATTGGTACATAACTAAGGGCTACCCACATATGATGCATTTTGTTTCCTATTCAGTTATCAGTAGATTTTAGGACGATTGGGGTCCCATTTCTGGGCATTGGTGGGGTTGCGAAGATCAACAATGCGTTCACTAGCTCCACAGATAATGCAACGCATTACTGGAGCTACAGTAGGAATGGCAAAACCCCCCACTTCTCGCGGTTTTACCACTACATTTTTAAATATACTAGGTCGTCGGCAATGAGAACACCATATATGAGGCTCCATATCACTAGTAATCTGAGGCTTCCATACTAGAGATTTAATTACTGGTTTTTGTTTACCTCGTACCACTACAAATTTTCCCTTTACGCGCACAGTGCGCACGGGCGGCATAAAGGTGAGGGCAGGTGAGTTAATTGCCGCGTTAGTAATGAGGGGTAACATCCTTTTAAATCCATCAAAAGCCTCTCGATATGTACCATATCGTTTTGCGCGCCATTTAGTCTCACCCTCTTTCAATACCAATAGCTTCCATGGTTTTACTTCAGGGGTATAATGGGGGGGTAATTCGGGGATCTTAATAAAAAACTCACGATATTTTGGATCACGAAGTAATTCACGGATCGTGATGAGTTCTAGGTTCATCTGCTTCCTTTCATCATATAAGCATATGCTAATGCTATCAGCTGGAACCTAAGATGTCAACTATTATGTACGCAACAGCCCGAGAATCTGCCGTTTGACATAAATTTCTTTCCCTCATAGTATGTTTATTGCGCGATCACTGCATCACGCAACAGCCCCGTTATGCAAGACTCAAGGAGTAATAATGGCCCCTGCCCCAAGTCAGACTAAACTGAAGCGATTCATGGAGAATGCTCAGTCAATGAAGACTGACCCTGACTACCCCATCTTTGAAATTGGACTAAAAGAGGGTAGGGCTCAGATGAAGAAAGAGGCTCTTACCTTTCTTCAAAATAAATACCTAGGTGAAAATGCTCCTGAACGAGGTAGTATTGAAGCTAAGGCAATACTTCAACTTGCTAGAGAATTAAGTGAGGAATTACAATGACTGCTCTAGAAAAATACCGTTTTGGCTGGTTACTGCTAGTAGTTTCTACAGTTAGCATTATGCTTTGGTTTATGGTACATGCTGTGTATGGTAATGCTGATTTTGATATCTGGATGGGAATGATTTTGTTTTTAGCTTTAGTAGGCATTAGCTTTGTTGTCTCCGCTCGATTCTCTAACTAAGAAAGTAATCCTCAGTGGTATCAAAACTAGAGGTTGAAAAGTCACTACAACTAATCAGCCAAGCATGGGGACGTAAGCAAATGGGCTACGTCTTTTTTCCCTACATTGATCGTAAAAAGCAAAGATTAACTGGTAAGCGGCGCACTGGATTTAACGAAGGTCCCTCTTTTGTATGGCCTCGTGATAGGGATAAGATAGTAGAACATATTATACATCATAGTAATGAGAAATTTGAGCACGATGTTTATTGGACAACATCACTGTTTGAATATCCCATGCGTGATGAGAATACTGCTATGACTGAGCATGCTTTATGGGCAGACTTAGATGCAGTTGACCCTAGTACTCTTGATGATTATCCTCCCAGTATCGCATGGGAATCTAGTCCAGGCAGATATCAAGCCCTATGGGTGGCTCAAATGGGGGATTTTCTAGGAGCATCATGGCCTGGTAAGGAAAACCAGAAAATGACCTATCTAATTGGGGCAGATGCCTCAGGATGGGATACAGTTCAACTTCTAAGAGTACCTGGATTACCCAATCATAAACCCGAGTACAGAAAAACTGATGGTACTTATCCAGAAGGCAAAATACTCTGGACTGATGGACCTCGATATAGTCCCGGAGATTTCGCTGACCTACCTGAAGTTCAGATGGGTGTGGATAATGAGTTAACTGAAGCTCTCTCCTCAGATATTGATTCAGTAGATAGGTTAGCAGTAATTGCTCGGATTAAACTCAAACTCAACCATAGAGCCCGTGAACTCTTATCTGCGAGAGAGGCTAGCGGCGACAAATCTGACCAACTCTGGTACCTTATTCGCTGTCTTGCCGATGTTGGATTATCCACGGCGGAAATTGTTGCGGTTGTACGAGAAACAGTATGGAATAAATTTCGTGATCGTCACGACGAGCTCCGGCGGCTTATTACTGAAGCTTCTAAGGCCATTGCTAAGCGATCTGAAGAAACCACCAATAAATTAGATGAGGAATTAGAAGATGAAGAGCTTGAGCGTCCCTCACCACAAAGATTGGGTTTCTTACTCAAGAACATCAAAAAGCCTAAGTATCTCGTTCAAGGTATTCTCACTGAGGGTGCATGTGGCTTCATCGCAGGTGAGCCTAAAACCTATAAGTCCTGGGTCGGTTTGGATCTTGCTCTCTCAGTCGCGACAGGGGCGGACTTTTTGGGTAACTTTCGCGTTCAGAATCCGGGCCCCGTTCTTTATATTCAGGAGGAAGATCCTCCTACTACCCTAAAGAATAGATCAGCAAAAGTCTGGGTAAATAAGAGTACTGACAAGTTCGAGCTTATACATACACCAGATGAAGCCGGTCTTTATTGGTTACCCCCCGAACAAGATGCTCAATTCGATCCAGAAATCAATGCTTACATCCAGCAAGGCTTTGTAATATCTAATGAGGCTTGGCAACTCTGGCTTGATGAAACGTTAGCAGCTGGTATGGACGGCGAGCCATATCGTCTTATAATTATTGATACGCTCATGATGACTGCTGGTGAAGTCGATGAAAACCGAAGTCAAGAAATGACCAATAAGATATTCCGTCCACTTAAGGTACTATCAAGGAAGCACAATGCTGCAGTTATTGTCATCCATCACATGGGCAAATCCGAGAAAAGCCGCCCTGGTCAACGAATGCTTGGGGCCGTCGCAAACCATGCTTGGGCCGAAGACTCGATATACCTCAGTCGTTCAGGTATTAAGGACATACGAATTGACTTGGAGAGTAAAACGGTACCTGCTCAAACGTATCGAATGACTGATATCCATAACCTGGCATGGACTCCCCAAATTAGACCATGGAGAACAGATGAAAATGAAGCTGCCGATGGAGCTGAAACTGAAGGCAGAGGATTTGGGCAATCTTCCACACCATCCAGGCGTAGAAAGGCTAATGATCGACCCGATCCCATAATTGATGCTCTTCGAGAAGGTTCAACAGGTTTAAGTACCGCTCAGTTATCGGAGGTATTAAAGGTAAATCGATCAACTATTCACAAACGTATGACTAAACTACTTGATTTAGGTAAAGTACAACGAACGGTAATGACAGGGGGCTCCAATATCTGGAATCTCCCCTCAGGAAAGGAATACAGTGGTTAATATGTCAACGGGAGTTAAGTTAATTGAGCTCGAGCGTGAGCGACAGATAACTGTGGAGGGTTTTGATGCTGAACAGGATAAAGGAAGAACTGAAGAATTACTTGCAGCTGCGGTTGCTTATATTCTAAATGCTCGATCTGATGTTCAGGTTATTGCTTATGATGGTAGTGGTACCTTGCCTGAATGGAGAGAAGCTTTGGATGAAATTGGATGGCCATGGGCTCCAAAGCATTGGAAACCTACTAACATGAAGCGGGACCTTGAGAAGGCTGGAGCTCTTATCGCAGCAGCTCTTGACTCTTTAGGCACTGACTAATCGCTCAGAATAATCAGTTGAGCAATCACCCTAATCATGCATATAGGTCGATTGCAGGTCACTCCAAATCATTATAAAGATAAACTCTTCGCGCAATCATGCATCATCACGAAAGGAAAAGTTATGAATCAAACCCCCGATGAGTATAGGCTAGAGTTAGAGAAAGAATTAGCAGACCTTGAAGCCGCTCAACTCAAAGTTCCAACTGAGTATAAACAGGATAGGATCAATAGACTAAGAGGTCGACTAAATCTTCCCGCCACTACTCAGATGATATTCAAAGAGCCAAAATGAGTGCTCGCGAAGATACTCTCACTAAGCTGATCGAGCCACATCGTTGTAATGATCGACGGTGGTGTTCTAGCTGTAAGATGATGGTGATTGACCCGGCTAGACATATCGCTGAAATTTTGGTTGCTGCGGGTGTGGAAATTAAGCAACCTTCTAAGATTAAACTTGAAGAGATTCAAGCCAGGAAGATTCCCAATCCCAAGAATTTTACCTGTCCTACATGCGGGGCTATCAAAGGGCAGTTATGTAGAGATACCCGAAACTTTATGCTGAAGAAGTTCCATGATAACAGGGGGTCTGATTAATGGAGGAGTGGTGGGGAGAGCCAAATTTGGAGATTAGACCATTTCGCTTGCTAGTTACTGGATCGCGTACTTGGGGTCAGGAATGGTCAGACAATGCTCGACTGATGAGAGTACTTGACAGAATTCAACAGGATGTTGGATATAGAGATCCTATCCTTGTACATGGAGGAGCTAAAGGAGCAGATCTTACTGCTGGGTTTTATTGGATGGCGGGAGGGGGGCGTACTGAGGTTCATAAGTGGAATCAAGATTGGGCAGAGTTTGGTAAGGCTGGAGGGATGAAGAGAAATGAGCACATGGTTCATTTAGGTGCTAATCTCTGTTTAGCCTTCATCCGAGATAATAGCCCAGGAGCTACCCATTGTGCAAATTATGCTGAGGCTCACGGTATTAGGGTAGTTAGGTTCTTAGCATGATATCATTGAGCATCAAAGATCTGATGATTCAACTATGGTTCCCCAACGAAGATATTCTTTTTATCTACCCTGATAATGGGACTAAAAGCCGAAGTGTTGAATGTATCATTTGTGGTCGACGAGGACCGGGATATTCGGGCACAAGAGATGAAATATATGAGAGATGGAAGAGCAGACATTGGCATCACTGGCAATTTCTATGCACTAATCTCCACACCTTCCAGTGCGCTTGCGGTAAGTTTTTTCCGGGGGCTCAGAGCCTTGCGGAACATGTAGGTCAACATAGACGGTATCACCATGAAGGTCATGGTCGAATGGATATAGTAGGTTGGTTTAAGAAATAATGCCTAATAAGAAGCGACCTATAACAACGGTATTTAGCCCTCAAGAGGCAAGAGTAGCTGTGCTTTATGGTTCAGGGTTCAGGGTTGGCCAGATTGCTTGGGCTTTGAGCATCTCCCTGCAAGCTGCTCGATCATCCATTAAAGATGCTCAGTATAAATACTATAGGCGAACAGGGCGACAACTTAGTATTGTTGAAGCGATGAGGGAAGTAGAAAGAGGAAACATCACATGGCCACTAAAGCACAAGAATGGATAGCTACTCAAAGGCCTGGATATATAGTTATTCAGGGTCCAGGACTACATACCATTGAGGATTTAGCTAAAGCTCTAGAAAAAGCATATGAGCAAGGTATCACTGATCTACTTACTGACTTTGCTTTCAAGTATCCTTACATAGCCCACAAACCAGAATTTACTGGGCTGGTAGCATTTGCTATCGAAGAGTTTAATATTCTTGGTCCAATAAACATACCAGGTATTGAGGATTCAACAGATGACTAACTTCTCATGGTGGGCAGATCAGGCTGAGCCAGGCACTTTCATGTGCTGTATATGTTTCGAGTATAAACTTCTCTCAGAAGCTAATCCAGTTGAGGGGGAAGTAGAGGATGTCTGCCTCTCCTGTGCTGAAGCTGAAAAGAAAGAAATGGAGAAGAGGAGAGGAATTGCCCATGAGCTATGACTTACACATTGAGCATAAGCTACCTCTGAGAGAGCTGCGTCATAACAATATCACCTATAACATTGATCGCCTTATGAAACAATCTCATAAATGGGTGGGCATCAAACTAAAAGACCTCAATGACCTGCCTGTGTGGGATGTGGCTCTCGTTCTCAGTGATATTTGTGGAGAATGGAATAGACAGCCTAAGTATTTTCAACAGTTTGAGGTCGAGAATTGGGGTAATCTCATGCAATGTCTTGAATGGTCAAGAGGTTTGGTGCAAGAGTTAGATAATTATCCCCGAACAGCTATATTGAGAGTTTACTCATAGCTATCTGGAGTGCTCACTCATGCGTGTACGCATATGCGCTTGCGCGCGGGGTAAAAGTCTTTCCCATGATGCATAATACCCCTTTGGGGTATATATGCAATCGATTGGTGCAACAGCTATGTGTGCAAGAAAGTTCGAGCAATTTCAAGACTCATTAATTAAATAGGTCGAGCGAATTCTAGCCCGTTAGATGACTCATAAGGTTTAATCTTTCGGGTTTTATTACGTGTTTGAGCATTATTTAGGGCAAATGCCAGACGGTGGCAAAAGAAAAGGGCTCAACAGAAAAGGGTAGTTAGGAATGAGGCTGCATGGAGCACTATGGGCTATATGGAGGGCTGCACGGAGGACTCACCCAAACTCAAGTAGAGTTGCATTTCATGCCAGTCCTGAGCCTTCGGCTCGTCCTGTCACACAACACATCGCTATGCGGTAGGGTTGAAGCTGAGGGATAAGTTGAGAGTTTGAATGAGAATCTCTAAGGAAAATTAGGGAAGTGAATTGGGAAATCCGGGTTGAGGTTTGATGGGGTAAGGGTGAATATTTGGTTTCGTCCGGGAGAATGCCATATACGACGTTCAGGGAGTTTGAAGTTTAAGAGATAACCTATAGGTCACATTAGTTGGGCCAACATGGGAGTTCAGTCTCGTCAAGGTCCTCCAATTTATTTTTTCCTGCTAGTATAGCGCTCAAACTTGTGAGTTAGAACTATCAGGCCTGTCCGGGTACAAAGGTGGAGAGGTTCTAGAAAAGTTTGGGTTTGGTTTGGGTCTAGAAAGTGTCTAGTGCGCACCTCTCCGCTCTGTAGGGGACAAGAGAGTCCCATTTATTCTAGATTTATTCCGTCGAACGTATGTCCGAAGTTGGACACATCTGTAGGCCGTGACAATCGAAAGTTTATCCGAACGGCTTCCTATTGAACATCATTCTCAATAAGCTTTTTTGCTCGTAACCCACGACTAAACTTGAACGCTACAGTGTATAGGGAGCGATCTGATGCGATTTGGGGGCGCTCAGGAATGCTAGCTATCCCGACACACCCCTACCCCCTCAGGAACGCTCTGAAGGCGTCAGGTGCTCGAGGGGGTTAGTGGATGTTTGAGTGGTGTTTGGGGAGCGCGGCGTTATAACTCGCCTTGAGTTGAGTGATGAGTCGCGCGGCATCGGTCAAGTTGAGGGATGCAGATATTCGCTCACCAGAACTTGAGGTAAATTCGAGTTCGATTCGATGGAGTTCATCGGCGCCCGCGACAAAAATCGCACGAGTTGCCGTGACTTCCTTGACTTTTACGGGTCGGGGCGGTATGCCCTTTCGTTTTCCTAGCATACTACAATCATATCATCTCTTGCCAACTCGCCCTACCACTAGTTCGAGCGAATGTCAAGGTTGGCGAGGCAATATTATTAAACGCGCAGGCGCACGCGAGTATATCTCATTGGACTAATGGTGTCAAGGCAAAATCGCCCCCCAGAAGTGGGGGGTATTTTTCTTTGCGAATTGCCTTGACGAGGGGGGTCACTATGGTATGATTGACATATCGAATCAAACGCAACCGCCGCTGATCGACGAATTACAGGAGTTGATTCAAATGGCACAGATCACCGTTCCGGAGCTCGCGACCGAACTGGGAACCGATGGGCGCACCGCCCGCAAGTTCCTCCGCTCGATCACGCCGAAGGATGAGCAGCCCGGCAAGGGCGGCCGCTGGACGATCGAGAAGTCGGCAGTTCGCTCCCTCAAGTCGAAGTTCACCGCATTCCAGGCTGCCGCCAAGGCGAAGGCCGATGCACGCGCCGAGGGCGAAGAGCCCACCGACGCTGACCTCGACGAGATCGACGCCGAGTAACCCTCGCCGATGATCCCCCCTCGCGGGGGGTGATTCGGTGTGTGTCGATGTTTCACGTGAAACATTGTTAGCGTTTGCTAATCAAAAGTAAACACGCTTCACATCAATTAAACCATAGTCGCTCGCGAAAGTCAAGGCCATTGTTGAAAAACTTATGCACATCTTTATTAACATGTTGATAACGTTTGGCCTGAGCGATCAAAAACGCCATAGGCTCAGAAGGCGTCAGAGGCGTCTCTGAGGGGGCAGCGGTTTTCCTGGTATGCTAGCATACGCCCAAACACTCCATGGGCTAAAACAGCCGGCCCAGGAACGATCCTAAGGGTGGAGTCGAGATGAGCTGACCAATACTACAGCAAACTTGAGGGTTACCTTACGATGCTTCCTGGGGCCTCGAAAGAATTAGGGCATTTGCGAGGGGGTATGGTAAAATGAAGTATGACGAAAAACATCATCCCTTCCGAAGTTACTGGAATTGACATGCGCAAGGCACTCCTTGCGATCGATGAGAACCCGAACGATTACGACCTGAACTTCTTGCTCGAAACCGCTCGCGACCCTCAGGCCTGCCTCGCCGATTACACTCGAATTGAACTCTGGTTGCTTGAACGAATTATCTACAAATAAGAAAGGGGGGCCCCTATGGGGCCCTCTTAGGCGTGTAGAAATTCTGAGGTATGCTGGCATACGCCGACGACTGCGACACGCTCAAAATCGCCGCTGAGGACGCCTTAGACTTTTGCCCTTTACTATGGTAGCATTGAGGCATGACGAATTCATCCATCACCACTGCCCAGGCTGAGGATATGCGCGCTCGCATCCTCGCCCGCCGCGAAGGCCTCTCTTTCGTGATGCCCGACCGCAAGGCAGACAAATCACTCAACCATCGTCGGGGCACTCCCGCTCGACGCAAGAGAAGGACCATCCTCTGATGCCTAACACAACCATCGTAATTGCCACACCCTCATGTTTCTTTGCCATCGAGGTGGGGTAGTCGAGGTGCCTCGCATTGAATGGGAAACCTACCAACAAGGGGAATTGATTCAGGATGCCCTGGTCTCAGTAAGCACCAACCTGAGGGAGCAAATCATCTCGGGCACTCATTCCGCTTGCTGGGACAAAATGATGAGAGACACTGAAGAATAACCTTGACTTGATGGGTTGACAATGGTAAGGTTTAGGTATGAATACGAACTGCTCAATCTGCCTCTCAATCTCAGGTCATGACTCCAACTGTCCTGACAAGTCGACCTCCGCTTGGTCCGACTCCGACCACCGCTCCTCCAACCGCTAAGAAAGGAAATGACCATGATGGCTGAACGCTGCGAGGACTTCCCCGCTTGCGGACATGAACCAGGTGATTGTGATGGTTCGCTCTACGGCTCTGATGAGTCGATCAAGGAATCAGTTGAGAAGGCCTGGTCGACTGGTCACGGATACTGCGACCACGCCTCAGGAATTTGGGTTTGCGATGACTTCGGCGAGGATGAGGATGAAGACTCAGGTGATGAGGACTCAGACGAGGATGCATACATCGACGCAATGAGTGACTAACCCTCACATCCAGGCCTCCTAGGAATAGGGGGCACTGGAGCGTCCCTAAGGCCTTAGTGGACTCCGTTGTATGCTAGCATACGCCTTGACACACTACTTCCTTAGGGAGCTAAAAAATTGACCTTGACAACATTTGCCACGTGGTGGTAGAATATAGGTATGACGAACAATAACCGCGACTCTCGCAACTACTCAAAAGGTTATCAGCAGGCAATGGCTGATATCAAGTTCCTTCTGATTACTAAGGGAGACACCGAGCGGGCCATCCTCTGGGTCAATGACAACCTGACCTCGAACACAGAAACGGATATTGATTCATGACTAACTCCGGATTCACCATCGACATGACCGATCCCACCACTCGCCGCAAGGTTCAGTTGGTTTCGCTTATCGGAGCCCTGCAGATTGAACTGGGAACCGGGATGAAGTTGCGATCCCGCTTCTCTGCCATTGCAGTCGCTCAGTCCCTCGGGTTCACCGGGGCCACCAAGAAGAAGGCTCTTCAGTTTTGCATCGATGAGATGAAGAAGTTGGATCCGAACTACACACCTTCCGACCGGGCACTCGCCCTCCTCTAACTAAGTCCCCGGGTCACTCCGGGGCATAGGAGCGTGTCTCAGCCCATTTGGGTGTGGGAGGAATGCTAGCATACTTCTTCAAAACCTACGGGCTTAAACAGCCAATAAATCGCCTTGACATTAGTAGCGAAGAAGTGGTAGTATTTCTTATAAGCTCCATCCACTGCTTCACTAACCAAAGGAACTAAAATGAACATCCGCATCCTGGCAATTGCGACAGGCATCCTGCTTGCTCTTGCTCCTGCTGCAATCGCTCACGCTGACGAGACTCCGGCTCCCGCTACTTATGACGAGTACCTGGAACCAGTCCTCGACTGCACCACTGCAACGATCACCTTCACCACCATTCACTGGGTTGCTCCGGCTGAACTGGTCGAAGGAGTTACCATTTACGGTGACTGGGTTGAGGCAAGCCGCTCCTCAGAAGTTGCTCAGGCCACTGGGACCGAAACCGGTGACTGCCCCAACTGGCAAGTAGTCGAGGAGGAATGGGTTGACACCACCATCGTTACCCCGACAGTTGAGGTTGCTCCGGTGGTTTCTACTACAGAGAAAGTAACACCCTCAACAGTTCAACTTGCTTACCTAGGATCTTTGCTTCTTCCCATCAACTAATGCTTCAGGCCCTCAGGAATGGGGGCTTTGAAGTGTGTAGTGGGTTGGACTGAGGGTCTCACGGATGGCTAGGAAGATGGCTATCGGGATTGCCTTTTGCCTTGACATAAGTAAGAGGATTTGGTAGGATGTTAGCATGACAACATACAACAAAGGCCTTGAGGTACCGGGGAGAGAACTGCTTAACGCTCGCGACCTCAGTTCACTCGAGGCACTGCAAACTCTTCAAGCAAACCTTGAGGAAATCTATGGGGCAGAATCCACCGCAGTCATTCAGGGTACTCGCAGCCTGACCCAGTTGGAGACATACCTCTTGCCAGCAGGCTGGGAACGACATGGATCAGATCACTCTGACCCGACAAAGACCTCGGGCAAGGACAACGCCCAGGTCACTGGCCTCAAGAGGCTCAAGGGCAAACCGAAATTTCGTCGCACCCAATCTTAGGGTCAAGCACTTCAGGTCGCTGAGAGGCGATTCTGAGGCGTTGAGGAAGATGACTACAATTCATAAGTGAGGCCTTCCTCACGACATGACCGCGACTGATGCTCTCGCTGATTTGCTCTCTGATGCCGACCGCACTGATTGCTTCACCACCGCTGATATGCGACTTCCTCTCGCTGCAATTGATCCCCGATTCGACCTCGACGCCGATTCTAAATAATTCCTTGCGCTCCCTTCCCTACTCTGATATGATGATGATATGACAAAAACACTCCCCACCCTGACACTCGATTCACTCGCCACTGCGACGATTTGCTTTTACATCCTTTCCTCGCCCACCAATGATATGCGCGCTGCCTTCGCCGAATACGACGACGACACGCTCACCGACATTACCATCGACGAATTGAACGAAAATGAATTGCTCTTCGATATTTTCATCGACGCCGACACAAACATCGATCACATTACCGATGCCGAATTCCACTACCGCGACGAATTCCGCGCCATCATCAAAAACGCCTACGCCAATCACCGCAAATTCCTAAACTCCATTTCCTAACCCAAAATCGCGCGACTTCGACTAAACCTCGACTTCGCGCTTTTTTGCGCGCAATCCCAAATAAAAAACGCTTCACAATATTTTACCATACTCCCTACTAACAATGCAAGGAAAAACTCGAACAAAAAAAAATATTTTTTTTTGCCTTGACAACGCCCCCTGACCAATGATCGCGATTTCCGAAAGGGGGTCGCATCATCGGCGTTGAGGCGAGGGGGCGCCATATCATGCGGGGGTATATATGAGGGGGATTCATTATGCGCGGGCAGGGGGTTGGGGCATGGATATGAGGAATCATCATTGGGGGATCGATATCAGGGGGTTATATCGGGGGCGTATATATGGGGCGTATCGGGCATAGGCGCGCATATGAGGGGGTATATCGATAGGGGGTAATATAGGGGGATCAATGGGGGGATATATCGGGCACCCTTACCCCCACTGATGCCCATACAAACCCATATATGCCCCGCCATCATATATACCCATTGATGCATATATCCCCATGCATATATACCATGATATATCCTCAATAAAAATACCGCGATATTCCCCTCAAAAATATCCGCGATATATCCTCATATATTCCCGAATCAAATCATCCGCGATTGATCCTCATTTTGCCCATCCAATCCTGAATAAATATTCTCCTGCATATCCTTGACTTTGCTCCCGGATCCTGATATGCTGAACCCCCCCGGGTAATAAACCCCAAAAACACAGGGGGGGCAAATACCAACCATGGTACGGCACCTCTGTGAGCTCTTAGCGAACTTTTTACTACTACGTCACTGCCAATAAGATCCGAGCCAGAGGCCAATAGGAAGAAAAATGATAGAAATAGTACCTAGGGTCTCATATTCCATTGATATATGATGCTAAGTATGACTGCTGAAGAGCTCCTAAAAGAACGAAAGCAAAGACTTTCTAAACTTATCCTGATGGATGCCCCAGATATTATCATTGATTCAGAGATAAAGCTTGTAAGAAAGTCTCTGAGAGAGGTTCATGGCTGGCATTGGAATAAATTATGGTTCTGGCAAAAGCTCAGGATAAATTTTATTGTTTGGTGGACTCGTAATGAGCCATACTAAGGAGAAATGGTGACTACACAAATAGGTTTTAAAACTCGATTAGAGTACATTGCAGCAGATATTGAACTAGCTCATAACTTCTCCATCCAAATCGGTCAAGATAAGGAAGTGCTAGGCGGCCGTTTTTACTATCAGATAGCATTCTGGCGACAGGATGTCATTACTGGAGAATGGGGTACTGGTTATGGAGGCAAAGCCTATTTATCACCTCACGCTAGCGATTCTGAACTGATACAGACTATCTTCAGTCTCTATAAGGGGTACTGGGAGCATGAAGCCCGCGAGACATTTAAGTGGAAAGGTCGACGTATCTTTGGTCCACACATCTCGGCTGCAGCTCTATGGCAAGTTGCTCGCCAGGTAGATCTACGACAAGAGAAAGAGGACCAGGGTAATGAGTAAGATTGTAATTCACAAACATGGTATGAACCCTTGTACAGCTTTTTGGCTCTGCATAGCTAGCTTTCCCATTAGTTTGTTTGCCTTTCTATCCATAGCAGCTCTTTCTGGGCAGTTGAAATAGCCATGCAGATTCATAACACTAATGACCCAGATGATAGTTTCTGTATTTACTGCCAGAAGCAATTTGCCAGCGTGGTGAGATTAAACAACCACATAAAGTCAAAACATCATGGGACTGTTGCTTACTGGTCGCTCATGAATGCGTACGAAGCGGATGCCCAGCGCCAAGCAAAACTAGAAGAAGAGGCTATGTACTCCGATATTAATGAGACATTCTGATGACAATCCGACTAAAATGCCCCTCATGCGAAAGTCTGATGAATGAGGGTATTCCCTATGTTATTATTCCCCAAGACTTAAAATTTGAGGCGACAGTAACAACAAGTACTAATCACGAGAATATTCAAAATCTTTCACCTGCCGGGTATCAATATAACTGTCCAAAATGTCCCTGCATTGTAGATATACCAGTTGTACAACTTGAAAAAGGCAATTTGGGTCCCGTAAACCCAAATGATAGCATTATTTAGTCGCTGAGGCTAAGCGATGGGGTTGCTCATTGTCCCCTTACAGAGTTGAAGATGCCCAACTAGTGAGAAAAGGTCTGTAAACTTCATCGGGTGAGCCTAGTTTAGGGTCTATGTATTAAAACCTAGGGGTAAAAAAGCCCCGCTTGTATGAGATGCATAGGAGAGTGATTTGCTCCGCCGTATCTATAGCCAGGACTGAGGTTTAGAGGTAAAGCTAACCCTGGTAGAACTATTGCGAACCTTAGTAATGCCCGTCATGAACTGCCAAAAGTGATCGCCCGCTTATAAACGGGTCAGAAGCAATGGGTAATCCAGTGAAGCGGGCATTATGACTGTGTAGGGGAGCCTTGACCTCATTAAACTTAGCTGATAGCCTTGTATTGTAACGAAATCACGCCGAGGAAGTTACCCTCCCATAGCCACTAATAGGCTACCCCCCAGGAGGAAATGAATAAGGCGGAACCTACTGAACCCCATACTCCCGCTCCTTAGAGTTCCACCGGGCAGTATGGGGTTTGGAGTGTGTAGAAAGAGAACCTTAGCACCATTATTCTTTGGTGATAGCATTGCCCAGTAATTAATTTACCTACTAAGGAGATAAAATGGCATTAACAATCCCCCAGCGACAGGCTCAATTTGACATTGTCGAGAGTAAGGCTTTCATCAAGTGGTTTGACCAAGCTCCAGGTGAAGTTTCTGACCATGCACCAATTGAACTCCTCGGCTCCAAACCTACTAGAAGAGCATGGAGTAGTATACATGGTTCTTATCGAGAGGTGGAGAGTAATCCAATTTACTATGATGAAGAACGTACTAAGGCCATTACCATTTTCCTCATAGTTGAACGCAACAAACGACCTACTGGGAAACGGCTATTGGTTAAATCTTGGCTTCAGCGCGCTACTCGCAATGGTGTGGAGCAGATTACTGGTTCTGACATTCGACTTGCTCAGTTTTGGGCAGATGCTGAACTTCTCGCAAAAGAGAATAACTATTGTGAAGAATTTGATCGCCTGGCAGAAATGCTCGGTGGACCTAAGACCTGTTCATAACTCATGCCCTCCTACTCTCAGGACATTCCTGTATGGCAGCAATGGCCTAATACCCTTAGATTTCGACCCCCTCATGATAAGAGACGGTCAATTGTTAAGGGTGGTCGTTGGTTTGTTAGGCGATGTCCTGAGAAGTTCTGGCGGATGTTGTCGGTTGAAGATAAACCTTGGAAAGCTTATAATGCAAGTCGACGTCGGACTAGTAGATGGTTTGCTACACAAGAAGAGGCATTTGCCTATGCCCTCAAAAAAGCCCTTGACTGGGTTTCTAAAAGTCGATAGCATAGTTATATGACAATAATATTTTACCCAGGGGCTAATGCTCCTCTCAATCGCTCTTGCAATATTGATCGATGCCCTGATAAGGCAGTCGTAGATGCTAAAACCACAGCCGGTTCTTGGGGGTATCTTTGCCTTATCCATCTTGAAAGCCATGGTACTCGTAATCCTGAATGGATCACCAACATAACTACCCAACCCCTGCGGGTGGATTGGATATCATGAGTACTCCACTATGGCTTATCCGCTGGTATCTACGCCGAGTAATTTCTATTCAGGTTACTCGAGAATTTAGAGCTAAAGAGCGAATTACTCGGGATCAAAAAATAATAACTCAGTCCCAATATTGGCTCGACTGGGCATGGGCTTCTTTGAATGCGTTGGAGAAAAATGAGTAAACCGATCATAACTCATTGTCCTAAGTGCGGATTACCTTGGAACTCTGAGATTAACAGCCTTCCCGATATATTCAATCACCCAGAGGTCCATAGGTGGATTGATCGAGGCTTTCAAGGCAAAACTAACTGGACTGTTCATACTACAAATCTTCCCATTGAGCAGCAACGCTGGCTCATGATGGACTGGGCTCTTGACGAGGCTATCAAGATTTTCAAGGCCATGAAATGGCAATTTACAGAGGAATTAAGACTTCAGTTAATCATGCACTATCAAGGAAAACTAACTAAGGAGAATGACAATGGCAACACCGATTCAAGAGCTGTCTCAGTTGGTACAGCTTCACGCAGTACAGGTACCGATTGATGAAGAAGGAGCTACTTCGGTTGGTTTCTTTGGAGTCAAAAGAGCCGAAGGTTCTACCATCAATGGAGAACAGCTTGCTCGTTACATTGAAGCAGCACAACAGGGAGAGTTCGGTGAGATTACTTGTGCTCGACTGATGGAAGGACCTAGCTACATAGAGCTTGGGGGCTGGATTGGTGACCAGGGGGTAGCTCTTCAACTTATCGGGCTTGGTGCAATCTTAGGCCTTTGGGATGTAGTTCTTCCTCAATCTTTGGGCATTACTGACCCAGAAACCATTCAGGATATGCTCGGCAGGGGCTATGTCATGGTCGATCCAATCAAAGGCTCCATGATTGAACAGTTGGCGGTGTAATATGATTTTCACTGCTCTTCTCTCTGCTGGGGTTTCTCTTATTTTTGCCATTATTCTAGCAATTATATCTGGGGTATCTAAAGCAGAGGAAAACTATACACTCAGCAGGGTTGCTGTTGTTTTTGCCTTCATCTTCCTTATTACCACTTTCGGTTTTATAATTGCAGCTATATGGTTAGGGGTCGCAAGATGAAAATGACTGGCTTTAGTAAAGGATTTCAGTCTTTAGTTGAATTTTCTGGAC